TCAGGGCTTCTTGGTGTCGCCACCGGACCGGGTGCCGGGATCGAGGGCAGTGGTGTGCCTTCTGCTCCCGCTCGTGCCGGCGCCGAACGAACCGCGCCCGGCATGCGGGGAGCCCTGCATCTTGACCCGTGCCGCCTGCCGTGCGGCCGTCATACCGGAGACGGGAAGTAGCTGTCCGCGGTCGAACTGCTCCGCCTCCTCCGGGTGCCGGGCGCGCCAGTACGGATTGTCGTGGGAGAGGCCGCCGCTGACCCGTCCGTACATCCCGAAGACCAGCAGCATCAGCCCGACCAGGAAGCTGAACAGGACGTTCTGGATCTGGAAGGCGAGGAAGTTCACGCCGGTGTCCAGCAGCGCCAGGTTCACAAATCCGCTCAGGAGGAAGAGGCCGCCGAGCACGATGTTGAGGGTCGAGGCGAAGTTCCCGCCGATCACCATGCCGACGACGAGGATGGCGCCGACGACGATCGAGAGCACGCTCAGCGTGCCATTGGTGTTCAGCCCGGCAACGGTGTCGCCGCCGGTGTCGAAGTAGCCGATGTGGTGGGTCAGCCCGAGGATGCCGAATGCGATCAGTACCAGGCCCATCAGCCCGGCGCCGATGCGGTAGACCTTGCTGAGCCGGTGGTCCACGGGCAGATGCTCGTCGAGCCGTGTGTGGTGCCGCTGCTTCGCCCGGTGGAGCGGGTTCACGGGCCCGTGCAGGGTCTGGCCAGTAGCCCCAGTAGCCATGTCCGGCCTCCTTCGCGCAGGTGCCGACTGGGCCGTACTCCACTCCAGGATCCGCCCGGGCAGGGGTTCACGCCATCGCACCCGGTGGCGAGGCGGCACGCAGCCGCCCTCCTGGCCCGCAGGCTTCCGGCCCGGCGGCACCAGCCCGCGCACAGGACCCGGCAAGATCACACCCCAAGGCCGGCCCCGGAGTCTCAGCCGCCGGTCCCGGTCCCGCCCCTGGCCTCCCGGATCTCCTGCACCACCCGGGCCGCCGTCTCCCGTACCGCCTCGGTCTCCAGCAGAAAGTGCCACCAGTCCGGATGGCGCCCCTCCAGGCCCGCGACCGCACGGTCCAGCCGCGCCACCGCATCGTCCAGGGGACCGGCATGCCGCGGATCGGGGGTGCTGCGCCCGCTCATCGCCAGCCGCTGCGCGTCCCGTACGGCGAAGCGGGTCCGCTCGACCTCCTTCTGCCGGTCGAACGAGACCGCATCCAGCCGCTGCAGCCGGTCACCGGCCGCCGAGACCGCCTCATCGGTGGTGTCCAGCAGCGCCCGTACGGTCGCCAGCCGGCTCGTGGCATCCGCCCAGCGCTGCTCGTCCCGCGCCTGCTGCGCCTCCCGCAGCTTGACCTCGGCCTGCTGGACGGACTGCGCGGCCTGCCCCGGTACCTGCTGGAGGTCCTGCCAGCACGCCGCGCTGTACCGCCGCCGCAGCTCGCTGAGGACCGGATCGACCTTCCCGGCACGCGTCGTGATCGCCTGCGCCCGGGTCCGCAGTGACACCAGCCGCTTGTCGATCTCCGCGGCCTTGCCCGGCAGCCGCTCGGCCTCGGTCCGAACACCCTCGGCCTGGCGCAGCACATCGTCGGCGCGCCGGATCGTCTCCTGTACGCCATGCTGCCCGGCGCCCTGATTGAGCTTGGTCAGCTCCGGCCCGAGCGCCGCCAGCCGGGCCGCGAGATCATCGGCCTTCAGGCCCTGCGCACGGACCGTGTCCAGCGCATTGCTCGCCGCCAGCAGTGCCTGCCGGGCCCGCTCCACGGCCGGGGCCAGCCGCGCCAGCTGCGTCTCGGCGGACTGAAGCAGCGGCCCCAGCCCCTGCGCGAAGCGGTCCAGCTCGCCCTTGACCCGGTCCAGCTCCTGCTTGGCACGGGTCAGATCGGCCCGCGCCCGCGCCATCGCGGCGCCGTCGAGGTCGTCCCGGTCCAGGTCGTGGGAGTCGACCGCGGTGATGTATCCCTGACTCACCTCGTCGATCCGCCGGCCGAAGCCCTCGTACTCGTCCGCGGCCTTCCGCGCGGGCGGCGAGGTGTCGACGGCGGTGATCGTCTCTATGGAGATCCGCAGATCCCGGTGCGCGGTGTCCAGCTCGTAGAACGACGCCGCAGCGGCATCCTTCGCGGCCTGCGCATCGGCCCGCTGGCCTTCCCCCCGCCCGAACCAGCGACGGGTCCCGCCACCCGCGAACGACCAGGGCGCCATCGCCACCACCAGCGGCAACGGCAGCAACATGAGCGCCACCACATCCCGGACCGGGCCCCCACGGGCGCGACGGCGTTCTCGCTGCTCATGCGGCTGAGTGTCTGTCGCCGTCACTTCCCTCTCCCGATCGGATCGCCCCAGGACCGAATGTCATTCTCCCACTCACCGGAAACGAACACACCGGCCGGTAAGTTCGCCCTTCGAGCACTGGTTTGCAGTTCAGCCCCGGAGGCAAGGTAGTCTGTCGGCTCGGCAAGGGCGCATAGCTCAGCGGTAGAGCGCTGCTCTTACAAAGCAGATGTCGGCGGTTCAAATCCGTCTGTGCCCACCCATCCCGCCAGCGTGAATGGCGAAAAGGCCCAGGTGAGGGGATTTCCCCGCCTGGGCCTTGTGTTTCAACTCCCGTTCTATTCACGGTCTCCCACGTTCTACTTACGGTCTGAACTCGGGGTCCCGTCTCCCAAATATCTCCCACGAAGCTCGACGTCACCGCAGGCCAGCACCCATAAAGCAGTGAGCCCCCCTCCCGTTAAGGGAAGGGGGCCCGGCGCCGGAGATGACGAAGGTGCCGCCAACATCATCCCGGCGCGCCTGGGGGTGCCGCTCGCGATGGCTATCGCGCCGGCGGGCCGCTTGGCCCGCTCGGTGAACGGCACCAGCATGTGAACACAGGTTCGATTCATCATGCAATCACCCGTGACGGTGTCGTGACCTAGATCAACGAATGTACCCACCCAGGTACAGACATTTGATCTTGGTGGCCCGAGCGTAGTTCCGTGCCACCCGACCAGCCCGTGCCCGACTGGGTACCCCGCCGCCGCGCGGCCATCGGAGAGGCCATCAGATCTACACGAATCCGCCGCAGCCTCACACAAGAGGTTCTAGCCGAGCGCACCGGGTTAGATCGAAAGACGGTCAACCGCATCGAGAACGGGCACACATCTCCGAACCTCGACCACCTATTGCTCATCGCCGACGCGCTCGGCGTCCCGCTCTCCACCCTCGTACGGGATTCGTAGCGGTGAGGCCGCCGGATTGGTGGCTACCTCAGCCAGGCCGGTTCCAGCGCCCGCATCTCGTCACGGTGGGCGCGCACGATTGCGAAAAAGCCGGCCGGATCCCGGTCGGCGAACTCCGACAGCTCGGAGTACAGCTCGTACGCCGGCGTGAGCATCTCGTATGGACAATCGTCCGCGGCGCACTGCCACCACTCGGCGGGAGCGCTGACCAGAGCGCTCCCGCACAGCGGGCAGGGAGGCGTTACTGCGGCTTGCTGGTGCCGCAGGGGTAGCAGATCGCCCACCCGTCCTGCGTGTTCGTCATCTGCTGGCCGCACTTGTCGCACGTCGCACGCGTCTCGTACAGATCCTTGTCGCACTGCATTGGCCCTCCAACGGGGGACTGGTGATTCTGCCATTGACCAGCCGGTAACGGCAGGTGGTGTGGCCGGCCGCCGCCGCGGTGAGATGCGCGGCGACCGGCAGACCCGCGGCGCCGACGACGGGGGACGCCTGCGCCGCGGGAGTCTCAGGGGCGGGGCGGCCAGGGCTCGCCCGGCGTCCACCGACCGTCAGCGGCGGCCAACAGCTGGTCCACCCCGTCGCTGTGCACCGGCGGCAGCGCGATGCAGATCTCGCAATACCATCGCTCCCAGCCGGGGCCGCTGAGGGACTGGAAGTACTGACGGATCAGCCCCTCCGTCGTGCCGCAGACCGTGCACGTCTGCTCGACGGGCGTCTCCGTCATCGCGGCCCCCTCGCGATGCCGACGAACAGCACGACCGCGAGCGCGCCCAGGCACACCAGATACGCCACCATGCGGCGTTGATCACGCGTCACGACGACCTCCCCACCGCGATGGCGCGGGCGGCGTGCTCGTCGGACTCCCCGAACGTCGTGGCCGTCCAGCCGCCCGCCTCGATGATCCGCCGCTGGAGAACGGACCGGTGGGTGTCGTCCGTGGCCAACCGGCCCCAGTCGTGGACGAGGCACAGCACCGGCCGCCGGGCCGCCTCCGCCTGCATCGCTGCCGCCAGGGCGGTCAGCGCCGGGCGGCTCGTGCCGAGCGCGTCCGCGCCGAAGTCCCGCCACGGGCTGGCGGCGAGGACCCAGCCCATGCGGTCCACGTAGGCGTGGCAGCCAGTCAGCCGCATGTCCAGCTCGCGGCGAGCACGGCGTGATGCGCACCGGTCGTAGATGAACGCCAGCGGGGCCTGCACATCCAGCGGTGCGGTCACGAACGGGCCCCCTGGGTCCGCTCCAGCAGCCACTGGCAGTTCCGAGCCAGAGCCCGGACCTGCTGGTGTGCAGACACCAGCCCGGTCCCCAGGCCGACAGCAGTCTGGTAGCGGATCGCGTTCAGGGAGGCATGCTCCCGCTGGTCGAGCTGCTGCTCAGCGACCGTGGCATAGAGGTCCGCGATGATGAGGAGCAGCGTTTGCTCCAGCGCCACCAGCTCGTCGTACGGCGGGGGCGGCCCCTCTTCCAGCGCGCGCCGGATCGTGTCGGTAGCCGCGGCCGCGCCTTCCGGCGCTGGCGGGTGGGTCTGCATCATCGGCCCCCGGGTGGGAGTGGTCTCCTGACACCATCAGAATGCCGACGCGCAAAGGCCCCAACTAGCAAAGCAATTTGCTAGTTGGGGCCAAAGGTTGACGTGGCGCTATGTCACATGCCAATCCAATGTGCGAAGTTGGAGAAGCTGTCAGGCACCGAGCGGTAGTGCGAAGTCAGGTCCTCCATCGTCTGCCGCACCACCGGGCTGTACCGCGTCTGCTGCGGCGCCACCAGCCGCGCCCGCCGCAGGGAGCCGTACGCATCATCGGGGCGCCCCGACCACAGCTCAGCGCGGGCCACGTCCGCATGGTGGTGCCCGACCCGGGACGGAGGCAGCGTGCTCAGATCCACCCCGCGCGCGGCCTGCACCGCCTCGGCGTACCGGTCCATCTCCGCCAGCGCCGCCACCCGGTGAAGCGCCACATTCGCCGGCCCGAAACTGACCCAGAGCGCCTGTTCCGCCGGGCCCGTCCGCTCGGCGATCCGCTCCGCCTCGGCCAGGTGCCCCGTGACGTCGTCCTCGCGCTGGTCCCGGGCGGCCAGGATCGCCGCGCCGAGGTGCAGCTGCCCCGTCACCACATCCCGCAGCAGCCCCCCCTCGGCCTGCTCGACGGTCCGCAGGCCCAGCGACACAAGGCGCTTGCCGGTCGTGTACTGCGCGGCCCGCAGATACGCGAGCCCCCGCAGGTACTGCCGCAGCGTGCCCAGCACAGCGTCCGACGCGCGAGCGGCTGCCCACTCCAGCCGGTCGAGCGCGAGCGTGGCGAGGTCGGCGTAGCCCAGCTTCGTAGCGACGTCGTACGCCGTGCGGTACAGGCTCGCCAGGGTTCGCCACATCGCGTCCGACGGGGCCAGGTAGGCTGCGGTCGTCGCCTCGTGGATCAGGCCGGGCAGCTCAGCAGCGGCACCCTTGATGTTCGTCTCCCGAACCATCGCGCAGAGCTGGTCGGCCGCCGCGTCCAGAGCGAGCTGCCCCCGCGGCTGAATCTCCGGATCGGCCCCGAGGTCGTAGACGTCCAGCGCCTCACGGATCGGCTGGATCAGGCTATCGAGCTGGTCCGCGCGCAGCTCCTCTATGTACGGCTGGCCGGTGATGTCCGCGGTCGACAGACCCATGGCGCGGGCCACCGCGCCGATGAACGCCGGGCTGGCAGGCGCTCGCCCCTGTTCCACCTTGCTGAGCAGGGAAGTTGAGATGTGGGCGCGCTGCGCGAGACCGGTCTGTGTGAGGTGGTGGAGGGACCGGAGACGCGCTACGCGCGCGCCGGTGTGCTCAGGCGGGATGGCAGGCATACTGGGCTCCGTTCTGACTCGACACCAGAACGGTACCCCCGGCCGGCCGGAGCGGTACATCAAACGGCCCCCGCCAAGGCGGGGGCCGTTCGCGTGACGGGCACGAAAGGCCGAGCGGATGTCAGCGGGGCGCCGTACGATGCGCGCATGGCGACCACCTGCGTCCCCGACGCCGCCGCCGAGGCCAACCGCGCGATACGCGAGTTCATGGCCGCCCGCACTGGACGCCCCCTGTGGCCCGAGGAACAGGCGGAGTACGAGCGGCTGCTCGCCGCATGGTCCTCCGCCGTCCGTCCAGCCTGAACACGACGAAGCGCCCCGCCCCTGCCGGAGCAGGGGCGGGGCCTCATCAAGATCTGCGCCGATCAGGAGCCAGAATCGCCGGGGTCGTAGCACTCGGGCCGGGCGATGGGGACGACGGTGCCGGAGCGCCATCACGGCGGCACACCAGAGCATCCGGATCCCCAGCCGGGGGCTGGAGCGAGTAGCCGTCCGGGCATGGCCGGCCGTCCTCGCCATCACGCCCGTCCGTGCCGTCCTTCCCCGCAGGGCCCGGTTCGCCCCGCGGCCCCTGCGGGCCAGGCGCCCCAGCTACCCCCGCGGCACCGTCGTTGCCCGAGGGCCCCGGCGACCCACCGCTCCCGGCGGCACCTTCAGACCCGTCAGATCCGTTCCGGCCGGCCTTCCCAGCCGCGCCGTTCTTGCCGCTCGGCCCGCTCGGCCCCGGCTCGCCGGGCTCACCCTGCGGCCCCCGGGCACCGCGCGGTCCTCGGGTCGCCGGACCGGGATCGCCGCGGCTGCCGGGCGGGCCGGCCACCGGCCGGGCGCCGAGGTGCTGCACCTGCCGAGCGAGCAAGTCCCGTGCCTGGTTGGCATCCTGCAATTCGCCGCTGAGCTGCTGAACGGTGAGCACGATCCACCCGATCACCGCGCCGAGCAGCAGAGCGCCCGCCACGGTCAGCGCGTCGCCGCGGCGCCAGCGACGTTCCTCCGCGCGCACCTGCGGCCGCATCATGACCCCGCCCCCTGTATCAGCAGCAGCACGACCGGCAGCAGGATGCCGACGAGCGGCACCACCACCGCGCCGATCAGCCACCGGCGCGTGGCCACAAGCTTCTCGGCGTCCTTCTCCCGCAGCGTCTCCAACGTGCTTACCCGGGCGGCCAACGCCTCGTGCCGCAGGTCGTAGACGTCTTGCGACACCTTGCTGTCGATTCGGCGACCGAGTTGCTGGATGTCGTCGCGCACGTCCGCGAGCCGATCCTCGAACCTGCGGACCACTTCACCGAGGGTCGGCTCATCGGACACATGGGCCTCCGGTCAGACGCTCTGCGGGCCGGACGGCCCCGTGACCGGCGCCTGCGGACTGGACGGAGACACCTGCACACGGGTGAGCAGCGTGAGCCCCGCCAGAATCACGGTGTTGATGGCGCCGACAGTGGCGGGGTCTGCCTCGTAGCCGAACGTCGCGACGAGCGCGGCCCCGGCGGCCGTGACCGCTGTGAAGGCCTGCGGCGCTATGGGCCGGGTCATGGCCGCGGCGATGGCGCCGAGGATCGCCGACACCGCGCCAACGATCGCGCCTGCCATCGCCTGCGTCAGGCCCGTCATGCCCAGCGTGACGATCAGGCCGAGGACGGCCGACAGGGTGTTGAGAACCACGACTGGCTCTCGCCCGAAGATCTTCATATCGAGTTCCGTTTCTGCTGGTCGGCGCGCCTTCGGGGCGTACCGAAGGTGGATCAGACGTTGGGGACGTGCAGCCTGTCCCAGGACGCTCTGCCGGGGATGCCGTCGGCGGCGGTCCCGGCGTAGCCGCACTTGCGCTGCCACGCCGCGTACGACCGCTCGTCACCCGAGCCCCACACATCCGAATGGGCCGAACTGGCGTACCTGTTGCAGCCCATGGCCACGAGCCGCTTGTGCATCGCGGCGATGATCGGCGAACGGCGGCCGGACCGGAAGAAGTTGGAGCCGGGGAACGGCTCATACTTCGGCTTGGCCGGGGTGCTCGTCGACCCGCCAGTACCCGCTGGGCGGGGAGCACCCTTCTGCACCCACTCGTACAGGCTCGGGCCAGGGCAGCTCGTCGCGTAGCCGTCGCGGTGCCCGCGGATCTCATTGCCGGCGCCGTGCTGCCGCAGCAGCTCGATGCCGTCCCGGATCGCGCCCAGCATCGCGTCCGTCGGGGCCACCAGGCCCGAGGAACCGACCAGCCCCACGATCGCGTAGTGCGCCCGGTTCAGATCCTGGTTGCCGTTGGCGCCGGTCCGCTTGCCGATGCCGCGGCCCTCCAGCAGGTAGCCGTGGGGGCAAGCCGCGTAGTTGTACGCGACGTCGCTGTAGTTCTCCTGGGTGTTGGCAAGGTGGCTGCGGCGGATCGCCTTCCACTCGGCGAGGCACTTGTCATGGTCGGACAGCAGCTTCGTGCTGACCGGCGACCCTTCGTAGTGGACCTTGACGCCCTTGGTGCTGGTCTGCGTCGGGGCGGCCGACGCCGGCCAGCCCAGCTGTGATCTGGTGACGAGCTTCATGATCGGTCTTCTCTCTGCGCTATTGAGCGAGTGGCCGCGGCCAGGCGCTCGTACTTCTCGTCAGTGGAGTGGACGTCCCACGTCGCCGCGCCGGCCGGAACGTGCTCGAACAGGTCGAGATCGGCGGGGCTGATATGCCAGGTGGCTTGGCCGGTGGGCAGACCCACGAACAGCACCGGCCAGTCCGGCTCGGCTGCGTCGGCCCCGTGGACGAGCACCGACGGGTAGATGGCAGCGAGGTGCGCCACCAGGTGCGCCCGCTCGCGGTACACGGCGGACAGCGGATCAACAGGGGTGCCCACACGGGCCTCCAGAAACGCGAAAGCCCCGGCCGGACGGCGCGGGGCGTGGTGTGTAGGGAGCTGGATCAGGTGGCGAGGGTCTGCTCCTCGGCGGGCGGCGGCTGGTCCGGGGCAGGATCGGAAGGCGTCCCGGAGTCTGGCGGCGGTTCCGGCAGCATCGGCCCGGGAGGCTGCGGGTTCCGCGGCGGCCGCTGGTCGATGGGGGTTGGCTCATCGGGTGGTGTGCTCATAAGTCCTCACGCGCTTTGAAGGGTATAGGCGGACCAGATTGACGCCCGGAGAGACCCGGTACCGGCGTTCCGCCGGCCGTAGACCTCGATGCTGATCTGCGACATGTGGGCGAACTTGCTCAGGTCGAACGGGCCCAACGTGTAGAAGCCCCCGGTGAAGTCGACCGAGACGGGGGAGCCCTGCGCCACGCCGCTGATGCGCAGCTCCACGTAGCCGGTGGCCCCTGAGGTGTCCATCGCAGCGTCCGCGATGACCACCACGCGTTGCTGCTGCTTGTAGATCCCGCCCCGCCAGAGCATCTTCATGGTGGTCGTCGAGTTCCGCGGCCAGTAGTCCCAGCCAGCGTCATAGCTCGGCGCCATCGCGACCGGCATGTAGGGGCGGGCCAGCCCGCTCCCGCTGTAGTCGTCGGCAAACAAGCGGTTGCTCTCGCGGTCCGTCAACCACCACGCCTGATTGTCCTGCCCGATGTCCGCGTAGCAGCTGAACGTGGGCGTCCCGTCCTCGCGCCGCAAGCGGATCGCCTGCTGCGGGGTGCCGTCGGTGTGGTCGAAGCGGCCGTCCTCGATGGCGCCGAACGATGCCATGCGCACGTTGCGGGCGGTGTCGACGGTCACCTTGCCGCCGTCCACGACGCGGATCCCGCCGGCACCGACCGTGGCCTGCTCCAGCCGCCGCGCCGCCCGGAGTTCGCGCACTTCCCGTTCCAGTGCGGCCAGGCGGCGAGCCAGGGCCTGCGGGTCGGGAGGGAGTTGGTCTGCAGGCGTGGGCATCAGTCGTCCTCCACCAAGATCGGCCGGACCTGATTCGATCCGGGCTCTAGCTCCCACGCCCACGCGCGGGCCACCACGTCCGCCCCAGCCGGATGCCGCGGCGAAGTCTCGATCGCGATTCGCACCGTGTCACCAAGGCCCCAGTCCCGGCCGAGCCGCGGCGCCACGCTGGCCGCCGCCTCCACCTGCCACACCCGCGCACCGGTCTGCATCAACGTCAGGGCCTTGCTCGCGTGGGCATTGAGCTGCGTCGGGTCGTTCTGCCCAGCGGACGGCGTGAAGCGGTACACCCACCGCGGCCAGCCGCTGGAGATCAGAGCATCCGCGGTGTACGCGCTGGACGACAACCGGCCGTCACCCTCGCCCTCGCCGCGCGCCTGCACGACCGTCGCACCCTTGCCGGCCTCGTAGGACTCCGTGAGGTCGTACGAGGTCACGCAGCCCGGGAAGTCGAAGACGGCCTCCGGGCTGACCGACTGCACGCCGACGGTGGGCCGGATCCGGATCGGCAGCACGAAGCCGTCGTGCGACCCGTTCCAGGCGACGTCCACCGTCCACTCCGGCCCACCCTCCGCGCCCATCAACTCCTGCAAGGCACTCAGCGCGGTGCGGTCGTCGCCGTCCTGCACCGAGTAGTCGACCAGCACGCCGGTGGCCGGCGCATCGAGGGTGAACGGCGGCCCGTCGGTCATCGACGGCCCGAGGATGGCGGTGCACACCGTGGCCTGGTCCTGCTGCACCAGGTTGATCGTCCCCGTGTACCGGCGGTCGAGGTATGCCTCAGGCGTCGCCAGTTGCAGGTCAACGGACTGTGCGCTTCCGCCGGTGCGGGTCAGGGTCAGACCCGCCCATATCGGCGTATCCGTCGCAGTGTCCACGGCCACGAGCAGGGACCGGCCCTGGTCCGTGGCCGCCTCCCAGTCCGGTGGCGCTCCGGGCAGGCCAAGCGTGGCGCTCAGCGTCGTGTGCGTGCCGAGCCGCCGCGTCAGAGCACCGCCGGGGGTGAGCGATCGCAGATCCTCGATGATCGTTCCGGACCGCAGGTCGCAGCCGTACCAGGCCAGGACGTAGGGCTGCGACAGATCCGGCTGGCCGAGCGGAGCGGCCATGAGCTGCGGCGTCGTCATGCGAGGGGGTACCGAATCCCGCGCAGGGAGAACCAGTTGACCTCGGTCGGGCCGGCCGTCGCGGCCACCAGGCCTACGGTGCCGTCCTGGTTGAAGTCGATCTTGCAGCTGCTGATGGCGCTGGTCTCCCCGGCCGCCGAGGTGGCGTTACGGGCGATGGTGAAAGATGCCCGCCCGGCGGGGCGGAAGCCAGGGGAGCCGGAGGCGAGAGCCGCGGACAGAATGTTCGTGGTCTGCGCCCCGTTGGAGCGGTTGGCACCACCGTCCCACTCCATGTACCAGGTGCCCCGGTCGAAGAACCGCCGGTAGCGGATCGGGCCGTTCAGGTTTCCGGTCGTGGTCAGGTCGCCCTGCGTGTACCCCGTGCCGAGCGTGGGCGTCGTCCACGCCACGGTCTCGACCTTCTGGTAGGTGTCCCAGGTGCTGCCGTTGTAGCGCAGCAGGTCGGTGCCGTTGTCGTAGTACTGGCCCAGGTATGGGCTGGTGGGAGCCGCGCTGCTGGGCAGGATCCCGCCCGGCGCCACCGTGGCCGGGCGGACGGAGAGCGACACCGACGGCGAACCGCCGCCCGACGGCGGCACGGTGATCGTCGCCAGGTAAAAACCGATCTGGGTGCCCGCTGGCGTCGGCACAACGGGCGTAGACGAAGCGGTCCCCGGCAGATATACCACGTCAGCCTGCGTCAGCCCCGAGCCGTCCACCGCGTTGTCCCACACCCGCAGATACACCAGGTCGATCCTGCTGAGCGTGGCGTGCGCGGCCTGCAACGTCCCCGACCAGGCCGAGGAAATCACCGCCCGGTACGTACCCTGCCCCGTGTACCAGACCCAGCCCGCGCCCGCGGTGACGTTGATCGTGGTACCGGACAGGGAGGTGACCAGCCCTGGGTCGCCCGGCCGGACGCCGGAACGGCCGCCGAACGATGACCCGTTGCTCATGACGCCGAGGAGCGCCGCCCGGCGCAGCTCAATGCCGTCGTACGTGATCCCGTTGATGTCGAGCGGGTCAAAAGGCATCGCGGCCTCCTTACATCCAGGCCGAGCGCCATTGGACGGTCAGCATCGCGGTAGCGGAATAGACGGCCGAGCGGAACTGGTAGGACACCGCTCCGCGAGCGGGGATGGTGGGCCAGCCCTGCGGCGCGGACACGAACCGCCGCCGGCTGACGTTGCCGTTGAGGACCGCGGTGTGCATGTCGGTGTCGATCACCAGCACGTCGCCGTCCAACAGATCGAAGTTGCAGCGCACGACGCGCACCGAGCCGTCCGGCATCTGCCCGTACACCCTCGGCTGGGACACCGGGCCCGCGATCGTCAACACCGGCCGCGTCTCGAACGTGCCCTCGTTCAGCGCGTCGACCTGCCCGGCCACCGTGGTAGCCGAGATGGTGTACGGCAGGGTGTATGGCAGAGTCAGCCCGCCCGAGGTGGACGGCAGCGCTGTCGTTCCCTGCTGGAGATCCGTGCTGTAGCGACGCGGATCCCCGGCCGTGACCATCACGCTGTAGGTGGCGATCCGATCCGTCACGTACTGGATCAGTGGCCTCCCGGACCGCTGCACCAGGCACTGCTTGGGCCGGGACTCCTGCACGACGAGGAGCGTGGGCGACAGCGCAGCCGCCGCCCGGATCCGCTCCATCGCGTCGTCCAGCACCGCGCGGTCCGGGGCCGTGATGGTCCCGGCCAGCGTGATGGGCCGCTCCGAGAGGTACACCGGCCCGAGCCACGCCCCGTGGTCACCCTCGCGCTGCTGAGCCTCCGACCGTTGCTCGGCCGAGTCCCAGCCCTCCATGCTCTGCAAGGACCAGGCGACCCCGGAGCTATCCACCCCTCCCAGGGGGATGTCTTCGAGGTCAGCCCGCAGCCCGTCGAGCGTGTCGCCCGCGGTGTACGGCACCGCGCCACCTCCTATCCGACGAAGGCGAGATGCCTCGCGATGTCCCGGGCCTGCTCGCCCGAGGTTTGCCGGGCGCCGTACAGGTTGACCGTGGTGTTCCGGTCGCCCTCACGGACCGTCTGCGGCCCACCGTCACGCGCGACCCCATACCGGCCAGCGGGAATGAGCTGGTATCCCATCAGCCCCGCCGTCCGCGCCAGCAGCCCCTGAGACCGACTGCTGCCGTTCACTGGGATCCACGACTCCGCATCACCGGCCTCCGCAGCGAGCACCGCAGTGGGCCGGGTGAGGATGCCGCCCCGAGCCATCGCCGCGGCCCCGGACTGCCCCGCCCACTGCGCGAGGAACGTCCGCTTGTAGAGGTCCGGTAGCTTGTTGATCTGCGCGAGCATCCGCGGCACCAGCGTCCGCAGCGTGCTGAACTCCACCCCCGCTGAGAGGACGTCGGCAATGCCGGCGCCCTTCTTCGCCCGGAGCGCGGCCAGCACCAACAGGCTGTTGGTGAGGTCGTCGCCCGTCAGCGCGCCCTGGTTCGCCTTTACCGCCGAGTTCGCCTTCGAGGCGTCCGCCGAGCTGCCGGTCGCGGCCTGGTGCGCGAGCGTCGCCGCGGTGTCGTCGCCCTGCGCCGCGAGGGCCTGTGCCAGGTCGCCAAATCCGCGGGCTGCCAGCGTCTGGAGGTCCGCTGCGAATTGCTGCGAGTCCTTCGTGCTGGCCCCGAGCTGCCGCGTGAAGTCGCTCAGGGTCGCCTGAGCCACGCCGCCCGTCTGCCGCAGCTTCTTGACGATGTCCTCGAACTGCTTGTTCGACGCCCCGGCCAAGGCGTTGACGAGCGCGTACCCGTCCTCGCCCATGTCCTGCAGCATCTGCCTCGTGGACTCGCCGCCACGCTGGGCGATCTTCTGGAGGTTCGACCGCCACTTGAGGGTCGCCCCCACGCTGGCGTTCAGCTGCTTCTGGTACGCCGCGAGGTTGAACGAGGTCGGGACTTTCGCCCCTTTCCTCACCCCGAGCGCGGCGTCGGCGGCGTAGACGTCCTTCCGCTCCGTCCGCACCTTGGCGTCAGCCGAGCGTTTCGAGGTACGGGCCTTGTCCACCCGCGACTGCGCGGCCCGCAGCTGCGTCGCCGTGTGCTTGCCGTGCCGCACCCGGGACAGATTCCGCTCGGCGTCCCGGAGCGCAGACGCCTTCTTCTTGGCGTCGGACATCGCGGCCGTGAGGTCTTTCCACGCGTCCTTGAGGTCCTGGAGTTCGCGGTCGTACCGCTCCTTCGCGTCGGTCGTACCGCCCAGCACCGCCGCGCCCGTCGGCGTGTAAGAGAAGTTGTTCAGGCCGCCGCCAGCCAGCCGCGGCAGAGACCCGCCACTGGCGAACGTCGGCAGGCTCCCGCTGTTGATGGCGTTCAGCAGGCCGAGGCCGTACCGCCGGACCGCGGCGGCCCGAACCACGAACTCGGTGTCGGACACCATCGCCGGCCCGCTCGGGAACAGCGCCATGATGCTGTCGCTGGTGCCGGTCCCTGGGCCCCGGATGTACCCGCCCTGCGGGTACGCCTGGACGTCACCGCCCGAGGCATACCGCCCGATCGGCCCGCCGTTCGCCCTCGTCTCCAGCGCGTTTTTCATGGCCTGCGGGTTGCCCACCGACCTGAAATATTTCGTGATCGAAATGCTCACGACCTTGTCCCGCAGCGAGGCGATCTGGGCCTTGAGCGCCGAGATCGACGAGGCGGGCCCGGATGTGGGCACCGTGATCCGCACCTGGCGATTCGGCAGCGTCGTGACCTTGTAGCCGATGGCCCGCAGAGCAGCGATTGCCGGGCCGCTTGGTGCCTTGACGTCGATGTACTTGCCGGGCGGGACGTCCTTGACCTTCTTCCGGATCGTGTCCAGCTCGCCCATGGTCTTGGCGGCGTTCGCCGCGATGATCGTCGTGCTCTTCGCGCCCGGCAACTGCGCGTACGCAGACACGAGCTTGCGGATCTGCGACGACGTGAACCCCGCCGCGTGCATCGTCCGCTTCAGCGCCGAGATGTCCTTCTCCAGGACCGCAGTCCCCGCCTCGACACTGTCCTGCTGCTCGGCAACCGACTGGGCGTGCGCCTGGGCTGCCTTCGCGGCGTCGAGGAAGGCCGACTTGACCTTGCGGCCTTTCTCGCTGGTGACGTCCAGCGAGTGCCCGTTCTTCTTCACCACGCTGGTCAGGTCCGCCAGCGACTGCCGGAAGCCGATCTCCTGCTCCGCCGCCGAAATGTTGATCCCGTTCAGCGTCTTGAGGGCGTCAGTCAGCCGTTCCGCCGCGCTCCGCTGGTCCTCGAACTCTTCCTTGGTCGTAGCCGCAGCGTCGCCCATCCCCTTCTGGGACTGGGCTGTGGCCTTCTGCTCGGCCGACGAGTTGGCGAGGGCGTCAACGTAGCCAGGCAGGACACCCTTCAACTCCTTGGTGGAGTGCCCGCTGCTCTTCGCTTCCTTTGCCAGCCCAGCGAAAGCGGCTTTCGCGCTGGTGACGTTGCCGTTCGTCACCATCGCTTTCAGGGCATCGTCGATGGCCTTGAACTTGTTCTTGGCCTCGGTCATGCTCGCGTCGTCGCCGCCGCCCAGGGGCAGGTTCCCCATGAAGTCGGTGACCGCCGTCAGGCCGTCCGGGTTGTTGATCCGGGTCAGGGCGTCACCCAAGCCGTCCAGATCTTTGCCGAACGACTTGGCCATCTGACCGGCGACCTTGCCGGATGTCGCCATGTTCATCAGCGAGGTGGACATCTTCGTGGCGTTCGGCGGCTGCGGCTTCAGGCTGTCGCCCAGGCTGTCGACAGCCTCTTTGGCCGCCCACAGCGCGCCCACCACAATGCCAACCTTCGACAGCCCCATCAGCGCCGTGCGGGTACCGGCCGCCGTCACACCCAGCCCGATCAGCTCGGTGCGGATGGCCATGATGCGCGGCAGCATCAGCAGGAAGGCCGAGCCGACCAGGCCCACCACCCCGACAATGCCCGCGATGCCCGTGACGGTCCGCTGCGTGGCAGGCTCCAGCTGGTTGTACCAGTTCACGACGCCGGTCAGCGCCTTCGCCATCCCGCGCAGCATGCCGTTCGCGCTACTCCCCGAGGAGATCAGCCCGGTCTCCAGAGCTGACTTCAGACGCTCCCAGTCGCCAGCCAGATTGTCCGTCAGCGTGGCACTGGCCCGCGCCGCATACCCGGAGTCGTTGACTGCCTTGGTCCAGGTGTCCACCCCGGACGCACCCTCCTTGTAGAGGATGGTGGCCGAGCGGACGGCGTCCGATCCGAAGATCGTGGCGAACGCCGAGTTCCTCGCCTCGGGCGTGAGGCCCGCGAACGAGGTGTGCAGACGCTGCGCCATCTCGCTGAGGCCGACGAAATTTCCGCTCGCGTCGTACGCAGAGAATCCCACCGCATCCATGGCGTCCTGGGCCTCGGTCGACTGCGGCGTGAGCCGCTGGAGCATGACCTTGAGGCTTGTACCGGCGTCGCTGCCGGTCAGCGAGTTCTGCGCGAACAGCGCCAGCGTCCCCGCAGTGTCCTCCAGCGAAAGGCCCGTCTGGGCCGCCACGATGGACGCCTGCCGGAAAGCCATGCTCATGTCGTGGACGTTCGTGGCGCTCTTGCCTGCGCCGGCACTGATGACGTCCGCGATGTGCGGCACGTCCTGGCCAGACAGGTTGAACGAGTTCATGGCCTGAGCAGCCACCACCGCAGAGTCGCCCAGCTCCATCTGACCGCTCGCCGCCAGGGACAGAGAGCCCTTCAGCGCGCCACCGATGATGTCGGACGTGCTGATACCCGCCTTGGCAAGCTCCGCTTCCGCGCTCGCCGCCTCGCTCGCGCTGTACTTCGTGTCGTTGCCCGCCTTCAGCGCAGCTTCCGACAGCCGCCGCATCCCCGCCGCGGACTCGCCCGTCGCGGCCCGCACCTCGGACATGCCCTTCTCGAAATTCGCAGCAGCCAGAGCTGCCGCAACAAACGCCGCCAGCAGGCCGAGGCTCGCCGCACGGGCCGCCTTCAGCGCCTTCGTGCCGTTGTTGGCCGCGCTTGCTATGTGCGCGCCAGCTGTGAGAGCAGCCAGCCGCATGTTGCCGAACGCACGGCTCGACGCAGCCGCCGCCGCAGTCCACCGCGCGCTGACCCAGGACGCCGCAGAACCCGCAGCGCCCCGGACTCCCGCGAACGAGCGCGACACCATAGCCGTCGTCGCCCGCCACCGGCCAGCAATCGCACTGCCCGCCGCGTTCCACCGAGCCGCCACCGAGCCAGCACCCGCCGACAGCCCCGCCGCCGTCCGCGCCCCAGCCGCCCGCGCCGCAGCCGCAATACGCGGGAACTGCGCCTGGATTGTCCGGCTGGCGGCCTGCCAGCGTGCCGCCGCCTGCGTTGCCGCACGGCTCGACGCAGCCTGAACCGGCGCAAACGCCGCCGCGCCCCGGGCTCCAGCGCGCGCCATCGACGCCGCGATCGCCTGCGCCGATTGCTGCGTACTGCGCGCAGCCTGCCGCATCGCAGCCTGGTACGGCGTCGCATTGCCGGTGAGGGTGACCCGCACGGTGCGGTCGGCCACAGCACTCACCCCCGTTTCGAAATCGAGACGTGAATGCCTCGGTCGTCACCCCCCGCCCGCTGGTGGCGGTGGGACTCCCGGGCGCCGGTCGCGCACGCATGACAGCGCAGCAACTCGGCCTTGTACGCGAATTCGTTCTTCTCGTCAGCCGCTTCACTCCACGGCTGTCCGCAGTCCGGGCAGCAGTCCCGCTCCACCTCGGCGAGCGCCAGCGCCCAAGCGCGGTCTTCGTCGGTCCACAGCACCTCGCCCGGCCCCGGCATGGGGCGCCCCATGAAGATGGAGCGTGGGACACCCCAAGCTCGGGCGGTTTCTACTTCCCGTCGGAAAGGGAGTTGAAGATCCCGGAGGCGCTCACAGAGAAAGGGATGCTGGTCGCCTCCGTGTTCACCTCGAAGGCGGCCTGCCAAAGGTCCTGGCGCTGGCCCTCGTTGAGCACCTCGAAGAGTTCCACCACCTGGTCCGGCGTCATGGCCGGCTCAATCGCAGCAGCCGAGATCAACGCCTTCGGAAACGTATCCGGGTCGAACGACTGCCCCTTCCCGCCCGGATGCGCCGCGAGCAGGTCAGACCAGACCTTCTCGCCGAGCGCCCGGAACCGGAACTCCACCTCGCTCTTACGCATCCGGTCCCGCGCGGCCTTGATCTTTTTCGCCAGGGCCTCGCTCGGGTCCTTCGCCCCGAGACTGTCCGGCTGCCAGGTGTCCGACAGTTCAGCGAGCTGCCTTTCCAGCCGCTCCACCTCGGCCGCCTCGTCCCCCGCGAGACACAGCGTCACGGACCGCTCCCGCGGCCTCGCACGCTTCAGAATCTCGGTGATGTCGGGCACTACGCCACCACCGCGCGGGTCGTCGGGGCGTTGGTCAGCAGCATCTTGCTGACGAACTTGCTGACCTCGTTCGCGGCCGGCGGTGCCGACGCAGGCTCACCGCACGCCACCGAGTAGACCTCAACGTTCTGGCCAGCCGCGAAAGCCGTCTCGAAGTCAATGCCACGGCGCACGATCAGGACACCGTGAGTGCCATAGGTGAGAGTGGTCCACGGCAGTTCCTCCTGCGTGGTCGTGCCGCGCTTGAACGTCAGCTCGATGTCAAACTTCGTCCGGCCGACCTCGGCGGTGTCAAAGCGGCTGGCCAGCGAGCTGGTGTCGACATCCGCGGTGTCCGGATCAATTTTCAGGCCGTCCGGGGTGATGCGGCTGGTGTAGTCGGCCAGAGCGTTCAGCTCGGCTGCGGTCGGCGCGGTCTGGCTGGACAGCGAGCTGGCCCAGACCACCTTGGTCTTGCCATCAGAGATCAGATCGGACATGGGGCCCTCCTCAGGGCATGAAAAAAGCCCCGATCAGGGGCGGGGCGAGCAGGGGGATGAGACGGTCAGATGCGCAGCGAGGCGATCGTGACGGACGTGGCGGAGCTGTAGCCGACGGCCACCAGGCCATCGCTCACGCCGGCCAGCAGATCGCCCGTGAGCGGACCGATCATCCGCTCACCGCTGGCGGGAACGGAAACGGTGACGTTGCCGACGGCCTGCCCCCGGTAACTCGCGGTGGCCGTCAGCGTCACGGTGACGCTGCTACCGCTGCCGTTCTTCACATGGATGAAGCTCCGGTCCCCCGGAGCCACCTTGTCGCCACCGCCAGCCGCCGTGGCATACGTGGGATTGATGCCGGCCAGTCCAACGGCCTGCGTGGTGAGAGTCGCCATGGTGCCTCCTCAGGCAGTTGATTGCAGCCGGTACTGCACCGGCAGGAAATACAAGGGCGGGCTCACGTCGTCGTCCCGGGCGACCGGTGGGCCGCCCAGTTCCTCGGGCCGGAACGCTGCACGCTCGGCCACGACAAGCTGCCCGTACAGCGCCTTACGGACCTGCTGCGCCACCCAGAGGCACTGCTCAGCCGTCGGCCCCACACACGTCACCTGGAACAGCAGAGCCAGGTCGGTACGGCGATCGGCCAGGGACTCCCGACCGACCACCCCCGGGTCGAAGTACACGGCGGCGTACCGCTTGCTGGCGGGCACCGGCGATGGGGCGCCACCCTGCCCCACCGCCAGCCCTGCGCCCTCCAGCGCACCCACCACCGCATCCAGGTGGGGTCCTATGTCCGGAGCCGTCGTCATCGCCAAGGCATCCGGAGAGTCACCGCCAGCGTGGCCGCCACGAACCGCGGATCCTCCACAGCCAGCGCCCGCCCACCATCGTTGTGCGGAGCGTTGTGCACGCTGCCGAACTCCAGCAGGTTGCCCAACGCACCCTGAACGCGCCCCTTGTCCGGGCCGATCTCCGCATGCGCGCCACCCGGGATCGGATGCACGTCGTACGAGATCGCCCGCGGGTAGTGCCTCGCGTGCCGGCCCGCCGAGGCCAGCGCATTGTCACGCCACCCGTTCTTCACGTTCAGCGCCCCACGGGTAACCACCCGCGTCATCTCCTGCGCAGCATCCGCAGCACTCCGCTGGAACACCAGCGCCGTCCGCGTCAGCTGCCGAACATCAGCCCTCGTCATGACCTGTCCTCCGCCGTGATCCGCCACGCCGTCGCCGTGGACCCGTACTCGACACCCGTCACCCACAGCCGCAGCCCCACCAGCCGTGCATCCGGCGACGCATCCACGTCCACCGTCGCCCCCGGCACCACCCGCTCAGGCGGCGCCGGCGAATCCCACGGCACGCTGATCGTGTACTCCTTCAACGTCACGTTGGTCTCGCCCGCGTCGACTTCCTCGCCGCGGCTCCTCGCGACCGGCTTCACCCGGGCCCTGCCCGTGTACAGCACCTCACCCGTGCCAGGCGTATCGGTGCCGGACTCCCAGTCGAACCCGCCCGCCGCGGCCGCGCGGATCGTGATCGTCTCCCGCATCAGCTCCCCGGCCGCCGCCCGGCCAGCAGCCAGCAGCGCGTCCAACTCGCTCATCGCAGTGCCACCGTGCCGATCCTCCGCCGGTACGGCGCCAGCATCACCCGATGCGCCTCCGAGAGCGTGCCGGAGCCCAGGGACTCCGAGGCGAACACGCGGCGCCGCTGATAGTCGTCGATCGTGTCGGACGTCTCGCGCAGCCAGCCCGGATTCGTGACGGACATCGAGGCCAGGTCGAGGCAGACCGCCCGGACGTCATCCGGCACCTCCGCCCACCCATGCGTGTAGGTGACCTCCACCAGGCCCGGGTCCGGGTAGGTCGTGGTCCCGGGCAGCCGCCGCCACCCGCCCGTGCGCAGCAGCCGGTCACCAGAGAGGACCCAGTCCAGCAGCGTCAGCGAGTGCACCCGCACGCGCGACACCGACTCGACGGGCCGCTGCGGCAGGATCAGCTCGCACTCGTCGAGCACCCGCAGCGTGGCCACGTCGTCCACCACGCGCGTGATCGTCTGCCGCGTCCAGCTCCGGACCACCGCCGAGGCGGACGCCAGAGCCAGATCAGCCGCGGCGGTACTGATGTCGGACTGGGTGACGGCGGCGAGGTCGGCCGCCGTCGCGAACGCCGGTAGAGCAGCCACGGCGGCCTCCCCTCACTGCCCGAGCGCGGCCCGGCGGGCGGCCTCAGCCGCCTCCGGGTCCGTCTCCGGCGTCGGCTTGCCAGCGACCACCCCAGCCACGGTGTAGTGCGCGTTCGGTGTCGGGTCCGTCTCGACCCCAAAGAAGCCCTGCTCCTGCGCCTTGTCCGTGGCGCGCTGGACCTCCTTCGCCACTTCGTCGTCCGGCGGGGCGTCCTGGTTCTTCGGCTCGTCGGCCGGCTTGCTGGATCGTGCTGCGGCCACGGGGGCCACCTCCTAGTTCCGAGAGAGGGTGACGCGGACGAGCCCGCCCGGGTCGGTGATCCCAGTGCCCACGTGTACGGACCGCCACTGGACGGTGTCCCCGGCCGCAAGCACGAGGTTCGCGGCGGTGCCGGACAGGGTGACGGGCTTCTCGTTGTACGCCGTGGCGTTCACGCCGTTGGTCAGCGCGAGGGATGCCACAGTCGTCGCGCCGGAGCCGGCCTGCCCCTTGTTCACCAGGGACACGGTGCGGCTGTTGGTGTCAGCCCCGGTGATCGCGGACTCTGGTATGTACTCGACGGCCGTCACGGTGCAGTCGAACGGGGCCTGAAACACCACCGTGTCATCGTCGTTCCCCGCGGTGCCGATGGCCGGTACATCGGCCTCAACGACCCGCACGAAGGGTGCAGTGTCTCCCATGATTCTCTCCTTGCCCGATCAGGCGCCGACGGTCTTGAGGACGCCAACCGGGTACCGGGACGCCTCGGTGGGCTGCTCGTTGTTGATCCGGTTGCTGACCTGCCAGCCCACTCGGAACGTGAGGCGGACGGCGGTCATGTCCTGCTGCGCGAGGTTGTAGATGATCGCGCCCGTGTTGTCCTGAATGACGGCCTGGTCGAGGATCTTCATCGAGATGTCCGAACGGACACCGATCACGAACTCCGACCAGTCGCCCGCGAACAGGCGAACGCCATCCACGCCGGCGCCGCCGGCGAGGGGGAACATGCCCTTCATGGCGTACTCGATCGGGTATCCGTCGAGGGTCCGTAGGTCGCCCCCGGCACGCATGTCGTCGAGCTTGCGCCCCTGCGTGTCTCGCGCCATGCGCAGCTTCGACTTGGCGGAGGTCGCCGCCACGAAGCCGTTGACCTCGAAGCCGTCGCCCTCGACGGCCTGGTACACCTTGTCGATGTCGCCGAAGAACCCACCCTGAGCGGCGGTGCTGCCCTCATTGACGCTGTTCCCCGCAGCGGTGGCCGCCGACAGGATGTTGGTCGGGAAGCTGGACGGCGCGTTGGTCCCGAAGAAGATGGTGGAGTCGAGCAGCCGGCCGAACGCCTCCCGCACCAGCGGCTCAGCCTCGTCCCACAGATCGGCGTCCGTGTCCGCAAGGACGTTGTCCGGGAACGGGACGATCGTGGCCATCTCCTCGATGTTGAGGAACTTGTTCGCCCAGTTAACCTCGGTGGTCTGCTTCAGACCGGTGTCGCCCGACACCCAGTAGGCCACCGGCAGTGCCGAGAGGATCGGCAGCCGCAGCTGCCCGCGGGCAACCGGGACGCGCTTGAACATCTTCAGGGCCGCGGACTCCTCCACGGCCTTCCCCAGCATCTCCTTGGAGACGTCCTCGGGAATGAGTGCGGCCGCGTCGGTGCGGCTGGTGACATTGTTATAGGCCACGGCTGTTGCCTGCCTTTCCTTGGAATGGCCGGCCGGTCGAGCCGGGCCGGACGTGTACTAGGAACCCGCCGCCGCTTGGCGGATCAGGTCGTTCATGGACGCGGGCTTCCCCGCCGTCTTGCGGGCGCCGCCGTCGAAGGACGGAGCGGCTTCCTGGCGGGCAAGGTGCGGCTTGGCTTTGATCAGGTCCGCCAGCGCCTTCTCGATGCCCTTGGTGTCGATGTCGCCCTCGTCGTCCACGTACTCGCCGAGGTGGAGGAACGCCGCGGCGTCCGACGGATCAGCGAACTTCGCGGCTGCGAGCGCCTTCACCTCAGCCCGTACGGCCCGCTGCGTCAGCGCAGACACACGGCCCTCGGCCGCGGTAGCCCGCTCGTTGGCCTTCTCCAGGTCGCTCTTGGACGCCGCTTCGAGTTCGTCGAACCGCTTCGCCTTATCGGCATTGGTCTTGGCCCGCTCCTCGTTCTTGCGGGACAGGCCCTGCCACTTGTCGCGCTCGGCTTCGAGAGCGGCCAGGCGCTGCTCGGCGGTCGGCTCGCTGCCCGTTTCGGGCTTCTGCTCGCCGCTCGGCTCTGCCGGCTCAGCCGGGGATTCGGTGCTGGTCTCAGACATGTGGAACTCCCGTTTCGGGACGGATCGGCTGCTGCGCGTTCCGCGCAGTCAGTGGAGATAGCCGAAGCGCCGCAGCATGGCGATGGCCTCGCTGCGGTCGCCGGCCAGTCGGTAGATCTCCTCCGGCAGCAGCCGCGGAGACGTGAGCCGGAAGCCCCGGCCCGAGCGGGGCACCAAGCCCCGCTGGATCGCGCGTTGACGCTCCGCCCGGTACCACTGGCCCCGACGGGTCGTCGACTCCCGCGTGGCCCGCACAGTGCGCCCGTACGAGTCCGCGGTGTACATGCCGCGGCGAGCATTCACCACGCTCGACAGAGATGCACCATCGCGCACCGCCTGCGCGCCAGCCACCGTGAAGAGCCGGTTCTGCTCCGCGTGCGAAAGCGAAGTGAAGTACTTCTGCGCGTCGAACGCGCCCGGGTGATGTCGGCCCCGCGCGATCAGTCGTGCGGGCATGTGGACGCAGTCGCATTTCGGGTGCCGCTGGAACCCCGCGTTCCAGCCGTACTCGGTGCCGGCCAGGATGATGCACCGGGCGCACGCAGGCGGGTTGACCACCCGGACGTATCCGTTGATCGTCCGGTTCCCCGCGATCGACGCGCCCCCCGCAGTCCGACCCGCGTCCGCCACCTCCGTAGCCGCGGCCCGTAGCAGCTTCTCCAGCCCGCCCAGCAGCGACTCGACCGCCGACTGGCCCGCCTGCTGCAACCGCCACTTCGTGTCGATGACCGGCTCGTAGAACAGACTCTTCAAGGGCCGGCCGTCCGCCGCCACGCCCGCGAATGCACCGGCATCCAGTTGGCCGCCCGGGTCGGAGTCCAACCCGTCAGCGGCGATCACCGCCGCGACATACGGATCGGCCTGCGCCGCCGCCTCATGCTGCCCGGCAGTGACCGTGGCGACCATGCCGCCCGCGACGGCCTGCCAGGAGCCGTCCAGGTCCTTGACGTCCAGTCGGTGCCAGAGCGCCTGCATCCGATCCGCTGTGCGGCGGACGATGAGCTGCTGCCGCTGGTAATGCCCGCGTGCCACCTCCTCGGCAGTCGGCACGGTCACTCACCAGCCGCGGCAGCCCCGGCCGGCTCCGGCTTGGGCCCGTACTCGGCCGCCAGATCCCCGTCCATAGCCCGCGTCAGTGCGTCCGCAGACAGCTGCCGCCACCGTTCGATCTCCTGCGGCGTCGCGCCCCAGCGCTCCCACAGCACCTCGCGGGGAACACCCAGGGTGCTCATCTTCACCAGGGCGTCGACCAGTTCGCCTTCCGTGCGCCACTCCGGGCTCTTCCACACGATCCGCGCCGACGACGCCCCGAAGCCAGCCAGTCGCATCGTGCGCTCCAGCCCCTCTTCCAGGAACCGGCGCCGAGCGTAGATCTTGTGGATCAGCCCTGCCTCGGCTGCCTTGAGCGCCTCCGCCGACAGGTTGATCATCGACCCCAGCAGGTAGTGCGGCGGGGTCGACGTGATGGCCGCGATGTCCTCGACATCCTCGCGCTTCCCCTTGAGGTAGCTGGTCAGGTCCGCCGCGGCGAACTGGCCGAACTTGGCGCCCGCTTCCTCAGCGATGAGGATCTTGTTCACGGCGACGTCGAACGGCTCGATGTCCTGACCGTTCTCATCCACCGGGATCTCCATCCCCGTGGCCCATTTCTGCGGGAACGCAGCCGCCTCCTGCGTCATCATTCGGTCCGCGATCGTCTTATTCGTCCGATCCTGGATCCCCGTCACCGACCGCAGCTCGGAAGCGCCGGGCTTCAGCATCCGCGGACGGTTGGCCATCTGTCCGAACGGAATCTCACCCAGGACATTGCGGCCGCCCCACTCCTCACCGGTCACCTCCCGGTGCTGCCACTGCGGCTGGCCACCCATCCTCGGCTCGGGCGCGTCGAACTTGTAGATCCGATCCGGCAGGTACAGCGTGCAGCACAGCCGCGCCGTCCAGTCGTCCATCCACAGCTTCAGCGCCGCCGCCAGCTCGCCCGGCTCGCCGGGCATGGCCTCCGTGATGACCTGCGTCGGATGCTCCGGCGTGACCCGCCACGTCTTACGCCGGCCTTCCGGAGGCGACACGAGCATGTACGCCTCGCCCCGGATCGCCGCCTCCAGAAAAGCGAGCTGGCTGCCGCCGTCCAGGTTGTTGTCCTGCCAGAGCTGCCACGCCTCCCGGTCCGCATCTCCCGCAACGTCCGACTGGAAGCCCGCAACCTCCAGCCGTCCCACGAAGGCGTCCACCACCAGTTCGCAGTAGTTCGCCCGGGACATCTTGAGCAACCGCCGGAACGGATCCCGCGCCTTCTCGTGCAGGAAAGGGAGCGGGTGCTCGCACTCGTAATAGTCGTCAAAGATCTGCGTTTCCGCCGACCGCTTGCACAGCGCGGCGTACAGCCGATCACGCCACCACTCCGGGGACTGGACAACAGGCTGAGGCATCCCGCCCCCTCTCGTCAGAATCCGCGCCCACGGCGCCGCTTCGTCTTGCCCGCGCCCGCCGCGATGGCATCGCCAGCCGCCTCGTGGGCGAGGATCGAGCACACCGCCAAGTCGATCTTCTGGTGTACGGATGCCTTGCGGAGTACGTACCGGTTCGACGGCCGCGCCGCCTTCCGCGCGTTCCGGATGTGCAAAGACGTCGTCTCGCACCCGTCATGACGGAACGCGTTGCCCTTCTTCGTGACGTCCGTCAGCAGCCGCTCACACGCCGCATGCATCTGCACGACGCGCCAGGCGTACCAGCGCACCACCCGCTTCTCCCCGAACCGGGCAGCCCACGCGTCCATCTCCGACTCCCAGTACGGCGGGTCTCCGTACATCCGCACCACTTCGAAGCGCTTGAACAGCTCGTCCATCGCCGCGTCCACTTCGAGCCTCGGCGTCTGCCCTTCCCAGTCGGCCGGATCCCAGATCGTCGGCCGGCTGTCGGGGCCGTAGGTCGGCGTGAACTGGAATCCATCGAGGGTCTCCGCCCGGATCCCCGTCCAGTCGTCCACGTCCGATCCATCGAACCCAAGGACGATCGGGCCTCCGGACGGCACTTCTCGCTCCTCCGCGCGAGCTTCCCAGCGATCCTGCTGCAGCCACGTGCCCATGCCCGCGATGATCCTGTTTCCGTAGAAACGCTCGGCCTCGGCCGGTTCCTTCTCCAGCAACTCGACCGCCTCGCCATCGATGGCGTCCAGGTCGATGTGATGCGACCCGCGGTAGACGTGCTGCAGGATCCGGCGCCGCTCGGCCTTGTTCGTGAACGACAGCCCGCCCGGCGGCAGCCGGTGGAACCGGTAGACATCCGTGACCTTCGTCTCGGCCGTCTTCTGCGCCACCGCGTTCTCCGACGGATCCCACGCGTTCGTCGTCTCCAGGCTCCGCCCCGACATGCCAGCCAGGCCCCGCCGCTGCGTCGTCGCGACCTTGGTCATCTTGTTCGTCTCGGTCCAGATGCCGGTCTCGTCCTGGATCGCGAAGGTGATCGGGTTGCCCAGCCGGGACTGCGCGCTGCTGGTCACGACGTCGATCCGGCCGCCGTTCGGCAGGCGGATGAACTCCTCGCCCACCCGCATCAACTCAGCGAGCGGCCCGCTGCGGATCATCGCCTGCAGCGGCAAATAGACGTTGTCCGTCTGCTGCTCGCTGGTCGCGGTGATCTGCAGAAGCGGCGTCGACCAGGGCCTCCCCATAGCCTCGCCCGGCTCGTACTCGTACACCCACCCGCAGCCGCACCCCCGCGCCCGGCAGTCGTACCGCTCCCCGCCCTTGGCCCACCCGGCGAACAGCACGGGGCCGACCGCCTCGGCCGCCGTGATCCCTGCCGTCCACGGGCCCTTGCCGCTCTTCTGCGGCGCCACGACCTGCCCGCGGCGGTAGTGGAACGCCGTCGACAGCTGCCCCACCTCAGCCTCCGGGCGCACCCGGTAGAACTGAGCGGTACACCGCAACTGCCAGTCGTACATCTCGAACAACTGCGGCGTAGCGTCCACACCGCCCACCGACCGCAAACGGCAGTGCTGGGCGATCCAGTCCGGCACGATGTACAGGGTTGGGAAGTCCAGCGGCCAGGCCCCGTCGTCAGCCGCTACCACCGGACACCGACCTCAGCCGGGCCCGAGCGCTGTTCGGGGCGATCGGAGTCACCGAAGCCGATCCGGAAGCCTGCGCAGGCGCCTCCTCGGCACGGTCCACCCGCCACCGATTCGCCCGCATGCCCGGTGTCGTCAGCCCAAGGCTGTCGGACTGCTGCCGCACCAGCGTCCCCAGGTTCACCCCGGCGTCCGGCTGCTCCGCCGCGGTGAGCCGCCGCACGTACAGGGCCACCTCGATGTCCTGGCCGTACCGCTCCCACATCAGGGCCTGCGGCATCCTCCACAGCCGCTCCCACAGGGCCTCTTCCCGCATGCTCTGCTCGGTCAGGGGCCACTCGGGCACATCGCCCTCACGCCCTTCCGCCGGCAGGATCGTCCATTCCCCGGCGTCCCGCTCGCGCCGCAGCGCCTCGGGATCAGGAGCCGGGCCAGAGCGCGCACGAGCGCCACCCTTCGGCATAACGGCCACCCTTCAGTCGCACCGTTGCGGTGCAATGCGGCCGGGCGTTGCGCCTAGCCGACGTCTCTCACTGCGCCGTCCGGCCGGTTGCCCCGCGCGCTGTTGCAGCGCACATGAGCCAGCCGGACGTTCGACGGATCGTGCGCCCCGCCTCTCGACAGGGGCTGCACGTGGTCAAGGCTCGCGCTCAGCGGATCCGGCCACCGCCGGTCACAGTCGACGGGCTGCTCGCAGAGGCCGCACTGCCAGCCATCGCGTTCCGCGATCGCGGCCAGCAAGACCGGTCCACCGGTCGACGTCCGGGCCTTCTGCGCACGCCGCCTGTGGTAGCGGTCGCGCCGCCGGTCGTTCCATGGCTCCGGCTGCTGACGGCCATCCGCCCGGGACTCGCGGTTGTACAGGCGCTTGCCGTGCTGCTCAGAGCAGCACCGCTGTCCCGGCCGCGCCGGCCGGAACGACTGGGCGCACTCCGGGAGTTCGCAGACACGCTCCGGGAGCGCGACCGCCGCCCGCTGGCCACGCGCGATCTCGCCGCACCGGGCGGTGCAGTACTTGACGGTCGGGCCCCTGCCCGTCAACGCCACCCCGCACGTCGAGCAGTTGCCGGCCGGGGGCCGGACCTGGCCAGGGTGGCGGAGCGCCCACACCCGACACCGATCGCTGCACCACTTCCGTGGGTTGCGTTCCCGGGGGCCTGGGGCGATGGGTTGCTGGCAGGCCGGGCAGGTCCGAGCGGCCATGGCGCCTCCGTTTCAGGGGCGCCCAGAGTACGACCGCCCACCGACAGCGCCGGCGCCTCGGCCGGGCGCCACGCCCCAGCATGATCGACTAACGTCACAGTCAGTGACGGCCATTGGTGATCATGAAGGTTCTGAACCCGGCGGACTTCTCAGCCACCTCCCCGGCGGTCTGGGCGAGATCCACGGAGGGGGTCACCCCCCACCCCCAGCGGGCTCGATCATGACGCATTGTGACGGCCCGTCGGGGAGGCTGGTCTGGAGGGGCGCGGTCCGCTCCTCGACCCATGCCTGGTCGGGGTCGTCGGGGTCCATGATCCGCTGTCCGCTGGGGGTGACGCGGAAGGCCAGGTACCGGATCGCCCGCTGGCCGTCCCGCTCCTCGACGCTGATCCAGCGGTCTGACACCGCCTTGGGGTCGATCCCGTTGGCCTTGATCCACTCGCACAGTGCCTCGCGGTGCTCGGCAATGTCGTAGGACCGGTAGAGGGCAAGCACGGTGGTCACAGGTCGTCTCCTGCCCCGTCAGTACGCAACATCGGGCATCTCGATCACGTACTGGCCCTCGGTTGTCTCGTCGGTACCGGTGTCCCAGTCCGCTCGGATGACGTGGTCTTGGTAGGTGAGGTGCTGCTCGCCGTAGCGGTCGATGCTGACGCCGGTGTCGCGTCGCGTCTGCGACAGGGCGTCGAGCGCAGCGGCGAGGGTGCGCAGGTCGGAGGCGCTGAGGCGGGTGCTCATCGGTTCCATCCTCCGGGCTGGTGCTGTGCGGTCTCGCTGCTGTGGCAGGGGCCGCAGAGTCCGCGGCCGTGGCGCGGGTCGTCGGGGTCGAGGCCGCGCTCGACGAGCTCGCGCCGGCTGAGCGGGTAGTGGTCGGCATGCTTGCTCGGTGCCGTGCGGCAGAGGACGCAGATGCGGTCGCGTGCGAGGACGCCGGGCCGGAACCGGGCGGTGTGCTCGCGGCCGTAGCCGCGCTGCCGTGAGCTGCCGCGCCGCTGCTCCGCCTCTTGCCGGTGGCCTTCGCAGCGGCCGCCCTGGTCGGTGAACTCGGGGCAGCCTGCCACGCTGCACACTCGCCAGCCTGTTCGTCTGGGCACGGGGCGCCTCCGTCCGTACTCTGTGCCCACCGATGAGGGGTGGGGATATGCGGACAGATGCGGCAGCCGGGATGTTCGTGGCTGCGCTGGTCGTGCTGTTGGTCAGCTGGGTGCAGGGCTGGGGCGTGCTGACTGTGCTGGCTGGCGCAGTGATGCTGGGGACGGTCGTGGCGACGGCCCGGCAGCGCCGGACTGGGCCAGCTCCGGATGTGACGCTGCGGCCCGGCGGTGAGGGCCGGCCGTGGCAGCATCCGCAGGACTGACATTTGCGGTGCGCTTGGGCCAGTGTCAGGTGTCAGGCGGGCATGAGGGCGGTGATGGCTGCGGTGATGCGGCGGGAGAGGCCGATGTGCCCGGTGTCGGTGGGGTGGACGCCGTCCGAGCTGATCCAGGTGTCGGCGTTGCCCACGCCCGTGGTCGCGCCGACTCGGCCGGTGCCGGTGATCCACGGTCCGTGCGTGGCGACCAGGGCGCCGGTGGCGTCGTAGCAGGCGCCGGTGATGGGGCTGACGAACGGGATGCCAGCGGCGGCGGCCTGCGTGCGCAGGGTGGCGTCGGTGGCGGGGATGCTCGCGCCGGGCGAACCGGTGGGCGACCAGCAGCCGATGACGTACATCTGGCAGGTGGGCAGTGCGCTCTTCAGCGTGCTGTAGAGGCTGGCTGCCGCTGTGCCGATGGCGCCTTGGCCGCCGGTGTTGTCGTTGTACCCGCCCCAGATGATCAACCTGTCCGGGCTGTACGGGATGACGTCGAAGGCGATCCGGTCCTGAAACATGGCGTAGGCGCCGGGCGTGATGTATCCGGTGCCGCCCCGTCCCTGCTCCCATGCGTCCGTGCAGCCGAGCAACCGGGCCGCCCGGGCGAACCACGTTCCGGCGCCGGCGCCGACGTTGCCTGCGGCGCCATCCGAGATGCTGTCGCCGAGCACCGCCAGGCGGCCCCCGCGCAGAGGCACCTGCCACATGGTCGCGCCGGGCGGCAGGTAGATCCCGCCGAACGGCATGGTGACGAAGTCGATACGGATCCGCCGGGGCGCGGCCGAGCCGAGGTCGATGGTGAGCATGTGGCCGGAGCCGGCGGTAGTGCCGCCGGACGACTGCATGAGGTCGCTCACCTTGCGGCCGTCGACGCTGAGCCGGTACATCGTCGCGGCGGAGATGTACTTGAACCGCGCCTGGAACACCTGGGCGTCCGTCCCGAATTCGACACTCCAGGCGGCCTGGCCCGAGCTGTAGGTGTTCGGGTACTTGCTGGTCGGGAGGACGTAGTTCGTGTCCGGCGAGGTGGCGCCGATGGCGAATGCCCCGGCGCCGGCGTACTGGAACGGGCCGGTGGTGTCCGAGCCGGTGAGCGCGACGCCGACCGGGGCGTACTTGAGGTAGCCCGTGGTCGGCGTCGTGGTCTGCGCCGTGCTGATGGTGGGCGCGGCGCCGGTGTACAGGGAGTCAGCCATTGCCTGGTCGGGCAGGTCCCGGCGGCGCCACGTGGTGGTGGCCAGGGCCCCAATCGCCGCGGGGGTGATCGGGTCGCTGCCGCCAACAGCGTGACTGCCCGCGTGTGCGGTGGGGGTGCGGGCGTTGGTGGTGGTGGGGTCGTCGGACTTCAGGGCGATGGTGGAGCCGGCTCCGGCGGCGCCGAGCGGCGGCTGGGGGCCCGTGGCGCCGGTAGCACCGGTAGGCCCTTGCGGGCCGGTTGCTCCGGTTGGGCCCTGCGCTCCTGCGGCGCCGACTGGTCCGGTTGGCCCGGTTGGCCCGGTTGGCCCGGTTGCGCCTGTTGCCCCTGCGGGGCCAGTGGCTCCGGCGGGGCCGGCCAGGGAGGCGAGCCACTGCGTCACCGTGCCTGTGTAGCCGTCGGCGACGGCGAGTTCGTACGCCGAGGCGCCCGCAGGACCCTGCTGGACGCCGGGGGTGCCGTCGGGGGCCGGGACAGGCAGCAGCTCGTCCAGGTGCACGGTGGTGCCGTCGGGGCCGTGGATGTCCGTCCAGAACATCGTGCGCTGCCCGCCGGCGGGCTGGAGGTCGATCCGCCACCGCCAGCCCTCGGGCTCGATGCCGTCGGTGTCGTTGGGGATCACCTCGACGGCGAACGATCCGTTCTCATCCAGGGCGACGGTGCCGCCGCCGGGGTAGATCGCGTGCCGCTCGGCGTCGATCAGCTCGGTGGACGGGGTGAGGACGATGGTGCCGCTGTACGGGCCGCCGCCGACCGCCGACGGCAACGTGCCAGTGAGGGTGACGGTCGGGGTGCCGGTCGGGAAGGGCATCGAGCCTCCCCTCGCGCGGGAACGACGAAGGCCCCGACCGGTGTGGTCGAGGCCTTCGGGGAGTCTGCGTGTCAACTGGTTGTGGACACAGTTGTACGCGCAAATCGTGGCGCACCGGTTGATCAGTGTCAAGCGGCCTGCTTGACACCCCGCTGGCCTTGGCGGTTCGGCTTCGCGGCCTGTGTGGCGGCGAGGACGTCGTCGACTCGGTATATCGGGCGCTTCGGGGTGCCGCCGCAGCGGGCGAGGATGCCGCGGCGGACCCAGTCCCGGATCGTGGCCGGCTCCTTGTCGGCGGCCTTCGCGGCCATGCTGGTCGTGAGGTAGCCGGGCGGCAGGGAGATGTATTCCATGCCGCCCAGTGTCGCTCAACTGCTGCGCAGTGTGGGAAGCGCGGGGTCTGGCGCGCCATGCAGGACGCGCAGCGCGGCGACGTGCCGTTGCAGCGGGGGCCCTGCATAGAACCACTCGTTGAATCCCGGCACACGGAGGTCGCGGAACTGCATGTGCCTCCGTGATTCGGTGCTGTAGCTGCCGGGTTCGGTGGCGAGGACTTCGTCTGGGAGGAGGGAGGCCATACGGTTCCGCAGGTTGGTCGTGGTGCCGATCTTCACCATGCAGCCGCGCCGGATGTAGTAGACGACGGCACCTTCCTTGTCCGCGGGGTGCTGCTCGGCACGGTGCTCCTCAGCCTGAAGCGCGGTCTTGTGGTTGTGGCGGCCTATCTTGATCGCCATCTGTGCCACTTCGTCGGTGACTTCGATGCCGCTGGAGGTGAACATCAGGATGGCGCTCATGGTGGCACCGAAGGCGGGGTCTCCCTTGTCGAAGAGGTCGGCGAGGTGGGCGTTCGGGGCGTCGGTTCCGCGCTTCCCGACTCCCTCTTCGCTCCAGAGGTGCTGCGGGTTACCCTCGTACATGGCGGTTTCTCCCAAGTGGCCGTCCGTGTCCCGGGGGTGTTTGCGCACCCGCCGGGACGTTTTGTGCCCCGCTCCCGGGCGCTGTTCCGGGGCGGGGCGGGGTCCGAGGAGCGCCAGCAGCTCGGATAGTTACAGGGCGGAGAGTACGCGCGGGCACTGACAGTGGCGGGGTTCTACGGCTGCCGGTTGTCGCGGTTGCCTGTCTGCCCTTTGGAAGCGGCTGGCCCTTTGGGCGCCGCCGGGCCTTGTGGTGCTGGTGGCCCCTGTGGGGCTGGTTGTCCCTGCGGCCCAGCGTCATTCATGGTTCGCCATTCCTCGCGGTAGTCGGGGTGGTCGGCGTAGGGCAGAGTCAGCGCTCGCATCGTTCCGCATGGGTACTGCGCCGGGAAATGATCACAGATCTGACATCTCTCGATGGTGCCTCCTTCGCTGCCGGTCGATCGCACCTGCCTGGGGCGGTGCAGCCTGATGATCGCCAGCTTCGCCTCGACTTCGGCGAGGACGCGGGCCGGGTCGTGGCGTGCGATGTGCCCTGTGGTGGCCCGGAGCTGGCGGCCGGAGAGCGCGAACCCTTCGGCCACGGTGATGTCGTCGACCGCCACGACCTCGTCGTGCTCGGCATTGAGGTGCCACGGGCCAGGGCTGGCGGCCGCGGCTTCCTTCTGGTCTTCGTCGAGGCGGGCCTGGAGGAACGTGATCAGGTCGTGTGTCATGCCCAGTCCTGCTCGGCTGCGGCTGGCTGCCACTCTTCTGGGAGCTGCTGGTCGCATGTCAGGCAGAGGTTGGCGACGGTCTTACCGTGGGAGTCAACGGGGACTACTTCACGGTGGAGGCACCGGCCCTTGATCCATGTCTCTCCCGAGGCCAAGCTGGTCGTCTCGATCCACTCCCAGCGCGGGTCACGATCGGCAGTCAGTGGTACCTCCTTGTGGTGCTGCCCCGCCGCAGCGGGCGGCGGGGCACCTGCCGGGCGCTGCCCGGCGTGCGGGTTCAGTGTGGCAGGGGTGGGCTATTGCTTGGGCTGGCCGGGGACGGGCTTCTCATCGCGCTCGACCCAGCCGCCGCGGGTGGCCTGGTAGTCGCGGCGGTGCTCGTCGTCGCGGCCGGCGCGCTTCTCGCGTAGTTCGGACATGGGGATGGACGTGCGCAGTTTGGGCATGATGGTGGTCCTGTCTCGTGTGCGCGGGATGGGGAACCGGGGCGGCCTGGTGCTGGCAGGCGGACGGCCGCCCCGGGGTCAGTGGGTAGGCGTGTAGCGGATCAGCCCGCCCATGGGGTGCGGGCTCTGGATGGTCACGACGCCCTCGCGGACATCGACGGAGCATCCGGCGGCCTGCGCCTCGGTCATTTCGAGCCGCAGGAATTCGCCTGTGGTCGGGCGCGGGTATTCCCACGTGCGCCCGCCGTCGTCGCTGGTCTCCTTGCGGTAGCTCGCCTTGGTGTCGACGCCAGCGACGGGGGCGCTGTCGTAGATCCGGAACCACTCGGCGTGATTGGCGGCCATGGGTGTCAGCCGTCGATGTGCTGGGCGTTGGCCGGCGCGGTGCGCGGGAGCGGGGTGCCGTCCGGGTGCGGCCAGTAGGAGATGCGGCGGGGCCCGGTGTAGTAGCTGTGCTCGACGCGGTTCTGGGCCAGTCGATCGGCGGCGTACGCCGCGGGGTCCTGGTCGTCGGCGAGGAGCTGGGTGCCGAGGGACATGACTCGGCGGTCCTCCTCGCGGTCGTCGTCGGTGCGGGTGATCACGTAGGCGACGCGCTTCATGGGGTGCTCCTCTGCGAAGTCCGGGGCGTTGGTGGTGAACTCGTCGAGGAAGGTTCCGTCCTCGTCCTCGACCCGGTAGCGAATGAAGTTCACGCGGTGGTGCCTCCCTTTCGGCCGGACCGGTCTGCCCGGCTCGCTGCCCGTCCCGGCCGTGGGGCCCGGGGCGGACAGCCAGCCGTCAGCGACGGCGGTAGCGGGTGGGTGTCACGGGTGGGCGCCTTTCGCGAAGTGGACGTGGCTGCGGGCAGGGTTGTCGGGGTCGTCTGTGACGGTGAACCTGGCGTTGTTGTCGTTGTTGTTGTTGCTCTGACCTGCGACAACGCCGGTATCGGTCGGGGTGCTGCCGGTGGGGGAAGTGGGGGTGGGGATGTCGTCTCGGTGGACGCCCTCTCGTACGGCCCCATTGGGGCCCCGTACGCCGGCCCTTACGCGGGTGCCGTGGGCGGCGAGGAGGGCGCGCACTTTGCGGGTGGGCCAGGGGCCGCCGGGGAGAGCCTTGGCGAGCGCTGAGAGGTGGACCCCGCCGGTGGGGCCGAGAAGGTTGTGGAGGAGGCGGGTGACGTCGTCTTGGGTGGGGGTAGCGTCGGCGGCTTTCGAGGTGTCGGTGGCCGCCGTGGCGGGTTCGGTTGCCGCTGCGCTCTCGGTGTCCGTGGCGCCGTCCTTCGCCTCGTTCTTTGCTGCCTCTTCCGCAGCGGCTTCACGGAGGCCGAGAAAGATCGCGAGGCCGAGCCAGGCGAGGGCGGCGAGCCAGCCCAGGGCGGTGGTGAAGGGCAGGCCCTTGGCGAAGCCGGCGGCCAGGCCGAGGACGAAGAGCCGTAGCACCACTCCCCCGTTGAGCCAGGCGGCGATCCAGCGGGTGATCTGGGTGGAGCCGACCCAGATGGCGATCCATACACGCATGTCAGCCGCCCAGCATGGTCGGGACAGCGAGGGCGAGTTGCACGGGCACGGACCAGACGGCGTCGGATCCGGCGAGCGGCCAGACGAACGCGGAGACCAGCCCGAGGACGGCCCCCCGGAAGGGGCTGAGTTTCCAGCACAGGATGAGAATGAAGAGGATGAGGCAGACGGCACCGATGCCGACGTGTCCGAAAACTCCGGAATCGTGTCCGACGCCGATGCCGGACAGGCCCTGCTTGGTGATCTTCTCGGGGTTGGTCCAGATCTTCCCGGCCGCGCTGAAGGACGTTCCGGCGATGAACGCCACGATGAGCGCCGGGTTGTCCTTCAACTTGACGCGGCCCTCGCCCTTGACGCCGAGGACGATGAAGAAGGTGGCGGCGAGGGCGATACCGCCGGCGCCGAGTTCGCCGAAGGCGGCGCCGCCCCCTGCTGCTGCGAGGTTCATGATGTTGGGCTCCTAGATGAGTGGGTGCGCCGAGTGGAGGGCGAGAACGAGCGCGGCGGTGGCGGGGGGAATGCGGGATGCCCAGGTGGCCACGGGGCGCAGGCTGTCGGGCAGGTGGGTGGGCTTGAGGTACGCCAGGGGCCAGCCGGTGCAGATGATGAGGCCGATTCCTACGGCGGGTGCGGCGGTGCCGGACGAGTCGAGGAGGTGGGCCATCTGCGGGCCGAGGCCGACGTACCAGCCGACGGCGGCCGCGGACCCGTGGTAGGCGACCCAGAGCTGGCGACGGTGCCGGCGCTGGCGGGCGCGCTCGTCGTCGGGCGAGGGCGCGGGCGGGTTGATGTTGACCTGAACGCCGGGTGCTGGCTGGTGGGATTCCGGCGCGACGGCGGGCTGGCTCTTGCCGAGGGAGTACCAGGGGGTGGGGTGCTTCTCGGGCCCGGTCTCCGCTTCGGTCTCGGCTTCTTCGTCCTGCTGGGCGAAAAGGCGGTCGAGCCAGTCTTCTTCGCGGTCTTCGGGCGGCGGCGTGATGGTGATCTCTACGGCGGGTGGCTGCGGCTCGGCCGTCTTCGCGGGGCGGATGCGGCGGGCCAGGCGGCGGATGCGGTTCTCGTCGCGCATCTCAGTCCCCCTTGGTGATCTTCTGGAGGAGCTGGGCGCGCTTCTGTCCGATGCCCAATCCCCTCTGGAGCGTCCGGAGGGATGCGGGCCGGCCGAGTGCGCGTGCCTGCTCGATGAGGTCGACGGGGAGTGCATCCGTGGCCGCATCCGGGTGCGCATCTGGCTCGGGTTCGTCGGCCCACTCGGGCTCGTCGTCGGTGCATTCCGGCTCGGGCTCTGGGTGCGCATCCGGAACGGGCTCGCGCTCCTCGGGTGCATCTGCGGGTGCGCATTCGGGGATGGGGACGTGCACTGCATCTCGGCGCTGGTCTGCGGCGAATGCGCGTGCGGGTGCGCGCATCTCGGGGTGCACCTCGGGCTCGGTGACGATGTCGAGCACGAGCGCATCCCGGGGTGCAGCGTCGATTGCGGGGGTGGTTGCGGCCGGGGCTGCGGGCTGCGGGGGTGGGTTGCCGGCGCCGATGGCGATGCGAACCATCTGCTCGGAGACGACGACGCCGTGGGCGGTGGTGATGCTGGCGAGTTCGGCGGGGTGCGCATCCGGGTGCGCGGAGTGCACTCGCCGGATCGCCTCTATGGGGTGCATCTCGGCGAGTTCCTGGTGCGCGAGTGCGGGCATGGTGCGCGGTTGCGCAGGCTCCTGCGGTGGCTCCCAGAGGGAGGGCAGGGCGATGGTGGTGAGGGCGGGTGCGCCGCGGCGGGCTGCGAGTTCGAGCATGAGGCGGTGCCGCTGGGTGGGGTCGGTGGCGACGCCGGATCGGGTGAGGGCGGCGGCGCAGCGTTTGCGGCCCCAGGGGTAGAGGCGCTTGCGGGAGCCGAGGCGTACGGCCCGGGCCAGTGCCCGGTCGCGGCTGATCTGCTCGGCGCTGCGGTCTCGTACGGCCAGTCCGAGGTGCGAGAGCAGGCGTTCACGCAACTCCCGGCCTATGAGGGCGGGCAGGCCGGTGGAGAGGGCGCCGGGGCGGACGATACGGATCTCCAGGCCCATGGCCATGTGCCAGAGCAGGCCGGCCATGACGGGGCCGATGATGGCGCGGACGGTTCCGCCGACGAAACCGGACTCCGAATACGCCGGGATGATCTGCACGCCGGTGATGACCCAGACGAGGACGCCAGGGACTCCAGCTGTTCCGGCGTCCTGTTCGGTGGCGGTGGCGGCCTTGTTGGCGCGGGCCAGCAGGCCACAGGCGAGCAGGGCGATCTCGGCGGCGGCGAACATCGCGATGCGTTCGGTGTCGTCGGTCATGCCGAGGCGGTGCTTCGCGAATCCCCAGCTGGTGTCTGCGCTGTAGGCGGTGCAGGCCATGGCTGCGAGGGCGGCGATGAGGACGGCGTGGCCGAGGTGCCAGCCGGCGAGGGCCAGGCTGGCTGCGACTGCGGCTGTTGCGGTGGCAGCGGGCCAGGGGTGGGCTACTGCCCACCCAATGGCGGGTGTGAGGTCCACGGTGTTGCTCCTGGGTGGGGTGGCCGGGCCGCGCTGCTGGGGGTTGGCGGGCCCGGCCGGTCGGGGGTGTCAGCGTCGGTGTGCGGCCTGCTGTTTGGCGGCTGCGGCGCGGGTGGGGGCGGCGCTGGCGTAGTCCTGGGCGCAGCGCGCGAGGGTGGCGGGTTCGCTGAGGATGCGGTTCGCGTGGGGGGTGCGGTCCGGCTCGGGGGCCGGGGCGGCGGGTGCGCGGTCGTCGGCGATCGTCACAGCGTCACCCCCTGTGCCGTGAGGCAGATGCGGGTGGCGTATTCGTCGCGGGTGGCGCCGTTGATGGGGACCTTGTCGAGTGCCTCGCGCAGTGCCTGGGCGTCGGCCCGCGATTCGGCTGTGGGCTCTCCGGTGCCGTACCAGTCCCAGATGGTCAGTTCGGCCATGAGGGCGACGTGGGCGTGGGTGAGGGGTGCGGTGGGGCTGGCGCCGGGGATGCGGCGGGCGGTGGTGGTGAGCAGCCAGTCGAGGGGCGCGCGGCCGGGGGCGGTCATCGCGCGGCGCCGGCGGGGACGGGAATGGCCGGGTATTCGATGATCGTGTCGAGGAAGTCGGGATCGGCGATCCGGACGATCCGCATCAACCGACCGGTCCGGTCGGTGACGTTCCACTCGTTGATGTTGGCGCCGTCGGCTCGGCTGGTTGCGATCGCGGCGTCGGAGTCGGCGGTGGTGTCGTGGCCCCAGATGCTGCCGTAGTTGTCGTAGTTCGTCGCCAGGGGCTGTGGCGCCTCCGTGGGGATGGCGCCTGTGGCCATGTAGATCGTGGCGACGGCGAGGGGGTTGCCAGTGCGGCGGGCGGCGTCGGTGAGCTGGTCGACGGTGGCGTTGATGTTGGCGAGGACGGCGCGGGCGGTCTGCGGCAGGTACTCGTCGGCGGGGTGGACGGCGAGGCCGAGCATGCGGGTGAGGGTGTCGCCGCCGCGCATGCGGTAGGCGTCGATCCTGTTGCGTCGGTCGTCGTCGATCGGCGCCTGGTAGCCGACGGGGAGGCAGCGGCGGTCGACCTGGGAGAGGTAGTCCGTGGCGGCCTGCGCGATGAACGGCCGGCGGCGGGGAGTGGTGGCGGCCAGCGCGGTGAGGGCGCGGCGGGTCTGCCAGTTCTGATCGGCGGCGCGGGCGCGGCGCAGCGCGTCGTCCTGCTGGGATACGGGCGGGTTGGGCGGGATAGTGTTCGCGGGCATGCGGGTTCCTCCCAGTGGCAGGGCAGGGGTCGCATGGGCCCCTGAACTGTGCGTAGTTCGGGGCCACTTGCGTGGTGAACAGCCACGACACTACCCCACATAGCGTGGGCTGTATAGGATAGGAGGTGAAGGGATGCCCCGAGAGGAGTCAGACATGACCGGCTACAGGGACGTTGCGGCACGAATCCGGCGCGACATTGAGGCCGGAACCTGGCCAACCGACCGGCCAATCCCCGGCATCGATCGGCTGAAAGACCGCTACGAAGTGGCCCGCCAGACGGCCAATCGCGCCGTCCAGCACCTGGTCTCGGAAGGGGTGCTCTACAGCGAGGGGCGCCGCGGGACCTTCATCCGTCCACCGGCACCGGCGCCGATAGTCGCCCGAGATCGACACGTCTACCGCGATCAGCTGGGCTATTTCTTCGACCGTGGCGCGCAGGACTGGCGCGGCGTGGGTGCCGCGACTCAGGAGGTTGGCGTGCCGCCGGCTGATGTTGCTGAGCTGCTGGGCGCGGCCAAGGGCGATCACGTCATGATCCGGGACCGGGCCGTGGGGCCGCCGAACGCGGCGCACCCCCTGCAACTGGCCACCTCGTACCTGCCGATGTCCCTTGTCGGTCAACTGCCGGTCCTCGGCGCGGCACGCACTGGGCCCGGCGGCATCTACGACCGGATCGAGGAGTTCCTCGACGCACCGATCTCCTGGGAGGAGACGGTGAGTTCCCGCCCGGCCGATGACCGGGAGCAGCAGCAGCTGCGCATAGGTGCTGGGCTGCCTGTCCTGGTGGTGACGCGGGTGTCTCGCGTGGGTGAGCAGGTCGTGGAGGTCAACCGAACGCGGATGCCGGCTGACAGGTTCGCCGTGAACTACCCGGTTCAGCGCGACTCGACTGCCCGATGGCCGCGCGAGGCTGAGCGCAGCGAGTAGCACGGGCCCCGCCGGGTCGCGCGAGTTGTGCGGCTCGGCGGGGTGTCAGAGCACCTTGTGCACGATCACGGCTCCGAGGACGAGCACGCCGGTGCCGATGGCGAGGAGCCGTACGGCCTGCTGCCAGTACGCGGACGCGCGGACCTGCCGGACGGCATCGGAGGTGGCGGCCTTCCGGATGCCCGTGCGTGCCGCGCGCCCGAGGGCGGAGGCCAGCGCGCGCGCTGCGACGTCCACGGGGCCGGGGATCTCCTCGATGCGGTCGCGTGGGGTGAGTGGGTGGTGGGCGTCGCGGCGGTGTTCGTCGCGGTCTGCGGTGGCCTGGTAGCTGTCGGGCCGTTCGGGCGACCAGGCGTCGCAGGGCACGCAGTAGTGGACGTATCGCACACCGCGACGGTAGCGGCCGCGGCTCCCGGGCGGGGCAGGTTCGGGCGTCCCGGTGGCCCGGGATGCGTGGCCGGGCGTCCAGCGGCACGGTGGAGTCATGGCCGAGCATCCGCCCGTGATCGTGCACCCGCCGTCGCCGACGGGTGGCCGGCGGGTGACGATCCGCGGCACGATCGCGGGCCTGGCGTACGGCGTGGTGGACCTGCTGGAGTTCCTGCGCCGGGCCGGGCTCGACCCGGACACCGTGGCGCTCGATGACGCCGCGCTGATCGAGTGGCGGGGCGGCGGGCCGGACGTGTGGATGTGACGGCGCCCCGCCGGTCTGACGGGGCGCCGTACTGCATCAGCCGGTGTTCGGCCCGCCCTTGGTGGCGATGTGGCAGCGCTGGAGCAGGTACTGGGCGGTGGCGTAGGCGTGCTCTGCTTCTGGCCTCGCCGGCGAGTGCGGCTTCGCACACACGGGAAGTGTCGGACCCTGCCGGTAGGCTGCTCGTTGACTCCTGCCCAGGCGCGGTGACTTCCGTGTTCGGACTGCCTGCGCAAACGAAAGTGGCGGCACCCACGGTGCCGCCACTCAGATGTTGAGGATCTTCATCCTCTGCTACGTCCTCGCAGGTCGGATGCCTGTTCCTGGTCGGGGCCCCCGGGCTACCACCCCCGGAGGAAGCCCCGACAAGCTGTCGCTGGACCCGCCAAGGAACAACGTCAACTCGTTGAATGTAGCAGCGGACTTGTGGATTCACTCCCTAACGTTCGGGAGTGTCGAGGGCGGCCAGGATGTCGGCGAGCAGGCGGTCAGCGTCCTGTTGGTCCCCGGTCTCGAATCGCCTGCTCGCTGAGCCCCTGCCGCCGGTCGTACCGATCGCACAGCCGGGTCATCCAGGCGCCGGGGAGCAGGTGGAGGTGGTGGAGCAGCGGGAACCGGACTCGGTAGCGGGTGGTGCGGCCCAGGTCGGCGGGCTCGTACAGGACGTGTGCGAGTTCGTGCCAGCCGGTGTGGGTGTGGTCGGGCAGGCGTTCTCTCCAGCGCCGCAGGGGCATGGTCATGCCTCCTTGGTGGTGATGTGGCAGCGCTGGAGCAGGTACCGGGCGTAGCGGCGGCACAGGTCCGTCTCCTCCGCCGGCCGGTCGGCCCACGGCGCGCTTGCTCCGTCTCCGTCGATCTCGGCCTCGGCGTCCGAGATCAGCTGGGCGAGCGCCTCGACGGTGACGGGCAACTCGTCCACCTCGGCTGGGGCGTTGGCCTGCTGCTCTGCGTCGGGGTGGACGACCGCGGCCGGGGCGGGGCTGGAGTCGTCCACCTGCCCGCCGGCCGGGCTGTGCTCGGCCTGGTACCGCCGCTTGGCCGCGCGCACCAGCGCGGCCACGGCCTCGTGCCCTTCTTCGCTGAGGTCCCCGGTGCCGTGTACGCGGATCGTCTCGCCGTCGACCTCGACCGGGCGGCAGGTATCGGCGGGCGGGCCGTCGAGGGCGGTCTCGACGGTGTCCATGGCTGCCGCCCAGCCGCGTGCGTACCCGTCAGGCTCGTCTCCCATGAACCGGCCGAGAGGCTCGTCTCGGTCGGTCACCTCCCGCACGCGGGCAATGGTGTTGCACTGCTCGATGTGGTTCGCTTCCGCGGCAATGATCCCCTTGGCGTACAAGAGTCGCGCCTCGGCGTGGGCCTTGTTCCACATCCAGATCCACTGTGCCGGGGTGCAGGCGGCGGGGCTGTGCCCAGCGGGCAGGGGCTCCTCACCGGCGCGGAGCCGGGCAACCTCGGCAGCGAGACGATCGCGCGCGGATGCGAGGCGGTGCACGCCCGGTGCTGTGGCGGGCCAGTCGTCGGCGTGCGCGCCGGGTTCGCCGGCTGCTTCGAGGGCGTCCCGGGTCTCTTCGAGGAGGTCGGCTCGTTCTCTGGCGGCGTCGCCCTTCAGGTCGCGGTCGGCGCGCAGTTGCTCGACGTGCTGGCGCAGCAGGGCGCGTTCGTCTCGGAGGATGGCGCCGCGGAGCAGTCGGGCGAGCAGCACGTCGAGGACGTTGTCCTGCTCGGCGTCCGGCGTCTTGTCCTGCTGTCCCGGCTCGTTGGCCTGCAGTGTCTCGGGTGTCCGGGACTGTCCGGCGGGGCTGGTGTCCGGTGTCCTGCCCGTGTCCGAGACTGTCCCGGCGGTGTCCTGCTGACGACCGTCGCCGTTCCCGCCGAGCAGGTGCTCGGCGAAGGCGAGGGCATGCGGGTCGGGGCCGATCTCTACAGCGTCCCGGGACGCGCCGTCGAGCCAGTCGGCGAGGCCAGCGCAGGCGGTCGGGGTGAGGGCGGCGGCGAGATCTCCGGCCGGGCAGCCGAGAGCGTTTCGGATGCCGTTGGCGTACCAGTCGGGGCGGTCGGTGAGTTCGGACTGCCAATACGGGTTGGTGTCGACGTCGTGGTCGGCGGCGGCGGTGAGGCCGCGCAGCTTGTCGGCCGCGGCGTGGAGTTGGAAGGCAGGGTCCGGGGGCGAGGGCTTGAGGGCGCAGCGGTAGGCGTAGAGGTGGCCCTCGGCGCACTCGGGACCGCACTCGGCGGGGTGGCCGGGGCAGAGGAACGGGTACGGCGGGTTGGTGCCGGTGCAGCGGGGGCAGTCCTCGGCGTTGCCGCCGGCCGGGACCGGTCTGGCGACTGCGGCCTGGTCGGCGAGGTGGCGGGCGGTGGCGAGATCGGCGGCCATGCGGGCGTTGTGCGCCATGGCGGAGCCGATCGCCTCGCCGATCGACGCGAAGTACTCAGGCACGGTTGATGTCCTCTCCGGGGTTCTGGTGGGCGACGGCTTGACGGTCGAGGTCGCGCTGGTCATCCTCTGCGGCAAGTGCGGCAGTGATGTACGGGTCGCCCATGTCGTTGTTGGCCTCGGCCAGGGCGGCGTCGGTCTCGTATTCGGCGGCGATCGTCTCGCTGGAGAATCCGCAGGCGTTCAGGGCGCGCTCGCTCATTGAGCGTCCTCGCCGTGGGCGAAGAGGATCGGGGTCTGCGGGCAGGCGTCGTCTCCGCGCGCCTGCCTGACGGCTTCGCGTCCGGCCTCGATACCGCGCTGACTGGAGGCCGGGCGCTCCGGATAGATCGGGTTGGCGTGGGCGGTGTCCGCATCGGTGTGGATCGGAGCGACGGCGGGCTGGGCGCAGACGCACAGGTTGCTCTGCCGGGCCTGTGTGTACGGGTGCGGGTGCCGGTGGGATTCGTAGTGCAGGCCGCAGCGGCAGTTCCCGGCGTTGCTGTGGGGACTGCGCTCGTACTCGTGGATATCGGTCATGGGGCTTGTTCTCCAATGGGTTCGGGCCCGGCCGCGCGCGGCGGCCGGGCGGGGCGTGTCAGCGGGTGATGAGCGAGACGAGGAAGTCGGCGACGATCTCGGCCAGTTCGCCGAGCCAAGAGCGGCGGCGGTGGGGGCGGCGGGGCAGCAGGGCGGTTCTCCTTGGGGCGGGGAGGTCAGGCGGCTGCGGTGCTGCGGCGGGTGCGGGCGGCTTGTGCGTCGCAGGGGCGGCAGACGAGTCGGCCGGAGGCGCGACGGCTCTTGAGGCCGTGCTCGGGGCAGATGTGGGTGCGGCGGGCGAGGTGTCCGCGGCGGAGGTTTTCGCCGCAGGTGACGGGTTCGAGGTGGTCGGGGTTGACGCAGTGGCGTACCCGGCAGAGGTGGTCGAGGTGCTGCTCGGGCTGGAGTTCGCCGCGGAGGAGGGTCCACAGCCAGCGGTGCGCGCTGACGGTGCGGTTGCTGGTGGAGGTCTTGCCGTAGCCGTCGCTGTCGCGGGGGCCGGTCCATTCCCAGCAGCCGGACGGGCTGGGGCGGACGTTGCGGAGCAGGGTGCGTATGACGTGTTCGGTGGCCGGGGTGCTCATCGGTCCTCCCAGGTATCGAGTCCGGGTACGTCCGTGACGCGGCGTGCCGGGCGCCAGGTGGGTTCGCAGTCGTCGAGGGTGGGCTGGACGGGGATGGTGGTTTGGCCGGCGGCGGCGAGCGCGGCGTGGTCGAGCGGGTGCCGGGCCGGGACGGTGGCCGTACGGTCCGGCCCGGACGGCGCCGCCCGGAGCTTGAGGCGGCAGCGGGGGCCGAGGCCGTCCGGGGACGGGCGGCGCAGTGGCCGCCCGCAGTCCTCGCAGCGGGCATTCACGGGGTGATCGAGCGCCGGTCGATGGCCTCGGCCCAGGCGGCGGCGACCGCGGCGACCTGGACCAGCTCGGCGCGCAGCCGGGTCGGGTCGGATTCGGTCAGCGCTTCGTACACCTCGTCGGTGAGGATGTCGGCCCAGGTGACGTTGCCCGCGGCGGCGTTGCGCTGGCAGGTCTCTCGGGCGTAGTGGGCGGCGAGGTCGGCGGACATGCCGAGCACCTCAGTTCGCGGGCCGGTGCCGTCGGGGTGGTTCTGCTCGCCCCAGCGGGCGTCCTGCCGGGTGCGCTCGGCGACGATCTCACCGATGACCCGCGGGGCGGTGCCGAGTTCGCGGCCCATGTGGGCGGCGACGGCCACGGTGAGCGCGGCGGTGAGGTCGGCGGCGCCCTCGATCGAGCCGAGGCGGGCGGGTGTCGCCTGGATGGTGCGCCCGATGAGGACGGCGAGGGGTTGCAGTTCGGCGAGGTCGGGGGTGGTGGTCATGGGCGGTCGGTCTCCTTCGGGCGGCCGGTGAATCGGCTGTGGTCGGGGCTGCCGGTGATGGCGCTGGTGGTTACGCAGATGAGGGCGACGAACAGCACGACGGCGCCCATCAGGCGGTGGTGTCGAAGTCGAGAACGCCGGCGATCGGCTTGGACAGGCGGGCTCGGCACAGGGCGGCGTACGGCTCGTGCTGCTCGACGCCGACCGCGCGGAACCCCTCGACGGCTGCAGCTTCCAGCGTGGTGCCGGATCCGGCGAACGGGTCGAGGACCAGGCCGCCGGGCGGGGTGACGAGCCGCACCAGCCACCGCATCAGGGCGATCGGCTTGACGGTGGGGTGCGCGGTGCCGTCCTCGCCCCGGGGTCGCTCGGCCCCGGATGCCTTGACCTCGTAGCGGAAGGCGGGGAAGTACCGAGCTGCGGTTCCGATGTCCGGCACGGGGCACCCGAGCTGACAGGCGCCGTCAGGGAAGCAGTCCGGTCCGTGCCCGAAGGCCACGTTCGTTGGCCATCGCCCCGCTTCGTGCGCCGAGTCCCCGCGAACGCCCGTCCAATCGCCCAAGGTGGCCCCGTTGCGTGGGCTGTCGAGGCCAACGACGGAGGCGCATTTCTCGTGGTAGTCCTGCCCGGCCGCGGTCCGGCAGCCGTCGATGTTGAGAGCGCCCGTGCCGTTCTCCAGCACATTGGCGACCGTCGTGTTGAACCCAGTGGACTTGCGGGCGAGCACGATCGGCTCATGTGCTGGCTTCAATGCGGTGTTCCAGCCTTGCCATTGCTTTGCAGCATCGGAGGCCGGGGCCGTGATCGGGACCGATCCATCTGACGCATGCCCGGTGGTGCCTTGCAAGAACAGGCTGGTGGCCCCATTCGCGAGGCCGGAGGGCCGGCGTCCGATCACCTGGCGCCGCGCCCATGCTTCGCCGACTGCACCTTTGCGCCCGTTGAGTTCGGCGACCAGCGGCCGTATGGCAGCGTCATCGAACCCGAGTGCGTCTCTCAGCCGGTCCCACTGCTCCGGCGTCGGCACAGCAGCGGCAACCCCCTGCGTCGTCCAATGCTGTGCCTGTCCGCCCCGGTGGAAGCCGAACAGTTCGTTCAACCGGGCGGTTGTCCAGCCGGCCGCGTCGCGGGCGGACTTGAGCCAGGCAGTCACCTGCAGCACCTGCTCGCGGTCGTCACGACGCCGGTCTATGGACTTGGCGATGTCCTGTCCCTTGGGGAAGCCGCTGCCGTAGATCCAGTGCAAGGAGTCACGGATCTCGAACCCGGCGTCTTCGATGGCGACGGTCATGCGGTGGTAGGTCCGTGTGCCGCCGAAGGCGAGCAGATGTCCGCCGGGCTTGAGGACGCGCCAGCACTGCCGCCAGATGTCGCCGTTGTAGGCGATGCCGGAGGCGTCCCACGCTTTGCCCATAAACCCCAGCTCGTACGGCGGGTCACACACCACGGCATCTACGGAGGCGTCGGGGAGGGTGGGGAGGACGTCGAGGCTGTCGCCGAGGTGCAGGGTCACCTGCTCATCGCGGTAGTACTGGGTCATCGGTCGGTCTCCTCGGTGACGGTGTGCCAGGTGGGGCGGTGGTGGCGGCCCAGGTGTCGCGGCAGGGCGTGAACTGTGGTGCGGCGGCGGTCCCGGTCGGGCGAGGGGGTGTGGGGCGCTCAGGCGGGCGTACAGCGGGGCGCGCGGGGTCACGCTGCCGCCCCCGCGGGTGCCCAGGCGCCGGTGGCCAAGGTGAGCCAGGTGTTCGGCGGGTAGTCCGTCCCGCAGCGGCGGCAGCGGACGGTAGTGCTGCCCGCGGAGGCGCGGAGCGGGGCGCCGCAGATATCGCCGGCCCCCAGGTCCGCGGCGCAGTCACCGACGGAGAGCGTGTGCGGCGCCGGGTCGAGGAGCGCGCGCACGTGCCCGGCCAGGGCGCGTATCTCCCGGGCCAGGTCCCCGGCGCCCTCGAACTCGGCGGCGATCCAGTCGAGGTTGAGCTGGAGGCCTCTGGCGGCGGCGAGCACGCGCCGCTCCACCGTGCCGGACCGGGCGGGTCGGCCCCAGCCGCGGGCTTCCTGCATAGCCTCCCGCCAGGTCTCCAGCATGGTGACCATGCCGCCGGCCGTGCGCATGTCGAGGATGTCCTCGCGGACCGGGAGCGGCGGCGTCCGGACGAGGGCCACGGGGCCGTCGCCGCGGGCCGCGCCCCCCGGGCGGAGGTGCTCGGCCAGCAGCAGGTACTGCGCCGGGAGTTCGGCGAGCCGGGCGTCGAGGCCGCAGTGGCATGCCGGGCAGAGCTGGGCGGGAGCGTCGAGCGGGTGGGTGCAGGCGGTGCAGTTCATGCGGCGGCGCTCCTGGTGCGGGTGTCGGGGACGATCAGCCAGCCGGCGGCAATCAGGTCGGTGACGATCCGCTCGGTCTGGCTGGCGGGGGTGGCCTGCTGGGGGTCGACGAGCAGGCAGTGGAGGGCGAGCGCGTCACGGATCTCGATGGCGGCCTCGGAGGGGAACGCGCGGTCCCAGTAGGGGCGGGGCCGGTCGCCGGGCTGGCGGGCTGTGAAGCCGCTGGATGCCAGGTACTCGACGACGCGGTGGGCAGCGGCGGCGGGCTTGGTGTCCGTGGGTGGGGTGTTCAGCCTGTAGTCGTCGAGGGCGGCGAGGATGACGGCTCGTGCGGCGGCGGGTATCGCGGTGGCGGTCACGGCGTCGGCTCCTGGTTCTGCCGAGCAGCAGCGGCATCGATGCGGGAGGGATGCGGCGTCCGGCGACGAGCGAGGTTCTTGCCCTGCCGACAAGGTTCTCCGGCTGGGGCCCGGCACCAGTTGCAGCGGACGTCGAGCGGGTCGGGCTCGCCTGCGCGGGCGCGGCGTTCGCGCTCGGCGCGCACCGGCCGGTATCGGGCGAGCTGCTCGCCGATCTCGCCGGGCAGGTATCGGCCGATCCGGTCCAACCGTTCCTGTACCTCGTCGGCCGGGCTGGCCGTCAGCTCTTTCAGCGGTGCGGGGGCGGCCTGGCCTGTGACCACGGAGTGCCGGGTGGCGAGGAGTTCAGCCCGCCAGGCTGCCTCATCGTCCGGGTCGGCGATCGGCGTGGGGTCGGTGTGCCGGTTCATCCGGTCCCGGACCGTCGCCGTCCAGCGGGTGGCGATGTCGGCGGGGAGGATCGGCCAGACGGACTGGGCGTAGTGCTCGTGCGCGGCCTTGATCCCGTAGTCGTACGGGACTTCAGCGAGGATCCCGGCCCACATCAGCACCTGGGCACGGCGCTCAAACTCGTTCTCACGCTTCACACGCGGGTCGGCAAGGGCGATCTGCGCGATGAGCTTGGGTACGTCTTCGGGGTTCACTGCATGCCTCCTGCGCGGAGTTCGTCAGCGATGGCGGCCATGCCGGCCAGGTAGTCGCTGGTCTTCGAGGGGCCGCCGACGGCGTGCAGGGAGGGGCGGCCGTCGGTGGCCTGCGGGGTGGGGAGGGAGTGCCAGCTGTCGTAGAAGAACCGCGACGAGACGACGGGGGTGCGGGCGGACTGCCAGCTGCGTCGGGCCTGTTCGACCATCAGCGGGACGCCGAGCCGCTTGATGTCGTTGTGCAGTCGGATCAGGTCGTCGCCCTTGAACTTCCACGGGACGTGCATTCCGGCGGTGCCCATGGCTGCGGTGAGGGGCTGGAGCCAGTCGGGGCCTACTGCTGCCGCCTGGCCTGAGGTGAAGGTGGCGGGCAGGTTGTCGTGCAGGTTGTCGTGCTGCGGGGGGTAGGGGGGTGGTTCCTCCGTAGGAGGAACCTGGGACGGGACGGGGCGGGTGGGGTCGGGGGCAGCGTCTCCGTGACGGCGCGTAGACGCGTCTACATCGGCGTCTACATTGGGGGCGGAATCGTCGTTGGCCTGCTGGTTTCGCTTGCCCTCGCGCCATTTCTGTTGGCGCTTCGACTTCGCTTTGCGTGCCAAGTCGTTCTCAACTCGACTCGGGTTGCGGTCCAAGTACTGATGGATCGCGTACGAGTTGGGTGCGAGTTTGGGGCACGCCTCGCATTCGTGGGTGGCGTCATGCCACAGCCCGGCGTCCACCAGCGCCTTGATCATCCGGGGTGTGCCGTACATGCGGGCGATCTGCTTGGGGATCACTCCGTCGGTTTCCTGCTGCGCCGCCCACGAGCCGCATCGGACGTACAAGCCGATGGCGGGCGTGCCGGCTGCGAACACCTTGGGGTGGCAGTGAAACCCGTCGTCGATCTTGAACCAGGACATCGCGGCTTCTCTCTCGCGTTCGTGCGGTGGTGTGCGCCCGGGGCGGGGGTGTGGTCGCCCCGCCCCGGGGCCGTGCGGGGTGGGGCTACAGGACGTCGGCGATGGCCTGGCCGATGCCTTCGACGAGGGCGGTGCGCACCTCGTCGTCCATGTCGGGGGCGAAGGCGAAGTGGATGCGGGCGATGGGGCGTTCAGCGGCGCCGATGGTGAGCAGGTGCGAATCGGGCTGTAGCCCGTCGGCACCGAGGCGTACCGCCCACTTGGACAGGTCGGCGGCCTTGTTGAGCAGGTCGTCGATGGCCTTCTGGGCCGTCTCGAAAGCGGGTTCGCTGAGCATGTCCCAGGTCTGGCGGAACTCCACGGCTTCACCGGTCTCCGGCTCCAGCTTGACGACTGTGGAGGGGATAGTGGCTCCTTCCATCTGCTCGCCGATGCCCATGAAGTCCGGGTCGGCGGCGAGGACGGCGTGCTGGCGGGCGGCTTCGGCGCAGAGGTCGGCATCGGTGTACGGCTGGTCGGTCATGGTTGATCTCCTGGTCAGAAGGGCGGGGCGTCGTAGTAGGGGCGGGGCGTCCAGCCGAGCCAGCGGCGGGCGATCCAGCGGGGGACGTACGTGAGGAGCCAGGCGCGGGCCGGGTCCCAGCAGTCGCAGTAGTCGGTGATCGGGTCGTCGATGACTTCGCCGTCGTCACCGACCGTGCCGCCGTACTCGATGCCGCCGGCTCCCGCGCAGTCCCAGCAGCCAGGCCGCGGTGTATCCGTCAGCTCGATCGCGGGGCGCGGCCAGTCCGTGTAGCGGATCCGGGGCCGCATCACAGCTCCATCTGGTCGATGTGCTGCTGCTCTTCAGCGGCTTCGCGGTCGTGGCACCGGACGCACATCGGCCGGGGGCGGCGCTCGATGAGGGCCTGGCACCAGCGGTCGCCGTTCGACTCGATCTCGGCGATCCACTCGGCGGCTTCGGCCAGGTCGACCCGGCCGGCTGCCTCGACGCAGTTGTGCAGCGGCTTGTAGGGGAACAGCGGGCGGGGCTGCTTGCAGCGCGTGCACCGGCCCTCGGCCGGCTGCGGGGTGGTGTGGTTCACGGTGTCTTGTCCTTCCGGACTGCGGCTTGTGCGGCGCGGTAGGTGGCGGGTGAGCTGCGGCGTTTGCCGGAGGCGACGGCGCGGGCGTCGGTGACGGCGGAGGCGGACTGCGGGCTGGGCGTCGACCAGGCGTCGGACGGCCAGCCGGGCCCCGGCTGCGGCTCGGGCTGGCCGGCCCTGCCCCACGGCGAGTGCCGGGAGCAGAGCCAGCCCATGGCGTACGGGCGCACCGGTCCGGTGTGCTCGCCGACGCCCTCGCACGACCGTGGGCCCGTGGTCATGCCCGCGCTTCTGCGGTAGTGCCGGTGGTGCAGGGCAGGCAGTACGGTCGGCCGTCGCGGCGGTACCGGCGGTGTTCAGCGGCGGCGTGCCCGCGGCGGCAGGCGTCGGTCGGACTCTCAACACCGATCAGGCCGGCGTAAGCGGCGCGGTTGCGGGTGCGGGTGGCGTCGTCCTCGACGTGGGCGGGAGCCACGCAGCCAGCCATGCCGCAGTCGGAGGCGCAGTGTCCGACCGGCTCGCGGCCGTGCTGGATACGGAAGGCGACACGGAAGGCGGTGTGTTGGCGGCCGGCGTACCGGACGCTGGCCAGGCCAGCCTTGCTGGTGTAGCCCGTCCACCGCAGGTGGCCACCCTCGACGGGCTCGGTGCGGGCGTGGAACAGGTCGAAGACGGACGCCGCAGCGCGGTAGCCGGACTTCGCCTTCGGGAGACCAAGTGCGGTGCGGGTTCGGGCGACTGCCTTGGCGTCGCAGTGGAGGCGGCGGCTGATGGCACTGTCGGACAGGCCCTGGTGGAGGAGGTCGGCGACGTCCGTGCGGATGGTCACTGGTCCCCCTTGGTGTGGCCGCAGGTGGTGCAGCGGTAGGCGCCGCCGGGCTGCGGGGTGTGGATGGTTTGCAGGCGGGCGCAGGTGGTGGTGTCGCACATGAGCCAGCGGGCACCCGTCGGGTGCTCGGTGAAGGACGCGTAGGACGGGGCAACGACCGCATGAGCGCGACGGCGGAGGTGCGGCCCGAGCCGGAGCGCGACGGCCACGGCGACCAAGACCCAGAACACGAGGAGTAGTACCGTCTCGGCGGGGCTCATGCGCTGGCCCCCGTCCTGGCCTTCGCGGCGGTCCGGGCGCGCTGCCGGAGGATGCTGCGGCGCTCGGCCTCGGACAGGCCGCCCCACACGCCGTGTTCCTCGCGGGTGGTCAATGCCCAGTCCTGGCAGAGCAGCATCACCGGGCACTGGTGGCAGACTGTGCGTGCTTCCTCGATCTGCAGCAGTGACGGCCCGGTGTCGCCTGCGGGGAAGTGCAGGTCGGGGTCAGCCCCCTTGCAGGCGGCGTGCCTGCGCCAGTCGTCGGCGGACGCACGGCGCGGCATGATGATCGTCTTCATGAGGTCACCTCTCCCGGCTCGCGGCCGGCGGCGGGGGTGGGCACGTCCAGGCGCTTCAGCGCTGCGTCCGGGTAGCCCATGGCGGAGAACAACTGATCGGCCAACCGGTTGTTGACGCGCTTCTGCGCGGCGAGTTCGCGGCGGGTGGCCCACAGGGCGCGGGCCAGGCGGTCGATGCGGGCCTGGTGGCGGCGCCGGTCCCTGGTCAGCCGGGTCACGGCCCGGGCCAGCGCTGCGGCCTGGCGGCTCCGGCGGCTCACGACCGCACCTCGCCCTCGTCGTCCACGATCTCGCCGTCGATCGCGTCGTCGTCCTCGTCAGGCTCGGAGGAGTCGAACGGCTGCGGCAGTGGCCCGGTGGGGAGGGGCGCCGGCTGCTGCTCGGCGTCCACGTCGGCCTTGGCTCGCAGCTGCTCGCGGATGTACTCGGCCGAGGTGGGCACCCACTTCGTCAGCCGGTGTGCGGCCGTCTTCAGCCACATGGCCTCTTCGTCGGTGGCCCACGGGGAGAGGTGGGGGGACTTGCCGTTCGCGCTGTCGGACTTGGCACGGGCCTTGGCGATGTGCCCCTTGTTGAGGACGACGACCTTGGACGTGGCGCCGTCCTTCATGACCGCGTAGGCGTAGACGAGGCGGAGTTCCCCCCGATGTTCCAGGTCCAAGCCCCAGTCGATCTTGTGGCGGGGGCGTTCGTCGATGCCGGGCTCGTACTCGAAGTCGTCCTTGTCCCGGACCACTTCGACGATCACGGACGACACGGCGCCCGCCCTGTACATCAGCTCGATCTCGCCCTGGTAGCCGCGAACGCCGGTGACCTCGGTGCAGCGCTTCTTCCTGTTCCAGCGCGGGACCAGGTAGTACTGCTCAGTGCCGGGTTCGAGGCCGAGGCGGGCGGCATCGAGGAGTACGGACATGAACTGGCCGGGGTCGTTCTGCGCAGCTTCCAGCAGCTTCTCGTCACGGCGCAGCAGCCCCTGCGTGGTGCGAATCCAGGCGCCGACGCGGGCCTGCATGTGGCTGGGCATGACGAGTTCGATGTCTGCGCGATGCTGGGCGACGAGCGCACCGGGCCCGTTCTCACGGACGGCGACGGCGTTGCCGATGGTCTGGCCGGTCATGCGGTGCTCCCGTTCTGTGCCGCAGCGCCGACGTAGCGGGCGTAGACGGCGGTCTCGGTCTCGGTGGGCTCGGTGCGCGCCTCGTACGCCCCGGCCGGGGCGTACGGCGCGTAGTGGGCGCCGCTGATGCGGGAGGCGGTGGCCTGGGCGGAGTAGCGGGCGGGGTGGGTGGTGACGTACAGCCACGTGCCGGGGCTCTGCCTCATGCGCTGGGCGGCGTCGGCGTGACGGACCTGGGGGTGTTTCGACGGCCGGGTCATGCTGCGCTCCGGTTTCGTGCGGGCTGGAGGGAGTGGGTGCGGCCGTCGTGGACGGTTCGGGTGGCGACGGTGCGGCCGTCGGCGACGGCGCGGTGGCCGGTGCCGATCTCGTCGAGGACGAGGCCGGCCAGGCGGCGCTTCTCGTCCTCGGCGGTCTTGGCGGTGTCGAGCGCGGCGAAGTACTCGTCCCGCAGCTCGGCCGCGATCTCGATGTCGAGGTCGTCCATGCCGTCGGGCAGGGCCTTGATGGCCTGGTAGGTGGCGGTGTGACCGTCGATGTCCGGCCGGGCCCCGGCGGCGAGGCTGGCCATGAACTCGGCGCCCGCGGTGCGGAGCAACTGCGCCTCGGCGGGGTCGTACTCCACGACGTACTCGCGGTACTCGGACCCGGCGATCAGGACTGCGACCCAGCAGCGGCGCCGCTGAAGAACGTCGAGGTACTGCATGGCCTGGGCCCGGTAGTGCACCGGGATCTCGTCGGTGCCCGGCTCGCCCCAGCCGTCCGCCGTCCTGGCCGTCTTGGCTTCCAGCAGATCCGGGCCCCAGACCCTGTCGGGGTTGGCGATCTGCCAGCGGCGGGCGGCCGCGGCGTACGTCGGGGCGACGTTCAGCGGGTGCTCGGGGTGCAGCTCGGCGAACCTGCGGCAGATGCCGGGCTCGTGGACCTTGCCCCAGTACATCTCCTCGGACTCCGCGACCGGCGGGATAAGCCCCTGCTTGCGGTGCCACAAGGAGAACTTCGACTCGTACGGGCTGATGCCGAGGACCGCGGCGATCTCGCTGCCGCCGATCCCGTCCCCTCGGGCCGCGTGCCACTCCTCCGAGCCGGGCTCGAAGCGACCGACCACGACCGGGCCGGCGGCCGGGGATCGCTCCCCGGCCAGCGCGGTGTCCGTCACGCCGCACCCCCAGCGATGACCTGGAGGCGGGTGATGCCGTCCTCGGTGTTCTTCGCCAGGTGCACGGCGTGCGCCTCGGCGGGGTACGCCTGGGCGAGCCGGGCCAGGTGCATGACGTCGGCGCGGGCGCAGGTGTCGATGAGCTGCTGGGTGAAGGAGCCGGGGCGCATCCCGCCGTCCTCGCCGAACGTCCACAGGACGTGGCGCGCCGTCGCCCACGGAATGTCGGGCTCGGCGCCCGGCTCCCGCTTGCCCTTCTCCTCGATCCGGATGAGGGCCTGGGCGAGTTCGTACTGTGCGCATAGCGCATCGGTGCCGGGGTCGGAGTGGTCTTCGATGAACCGCTGGTGGGACCCGGCGACCCGGTGGGCCCGGGACGCCAGCTCTGCCAGGGTCTCGGTGAGGGTCTTCCGGGCGCCGGGCCGGTTGCCGTCGGCGGCCTGCTCGATCTCCTCGACGGTCAGCACGCGGCCGTCCCGGCGTGCGGCCTCGCAGGCGTCGTACACCGCGTTGAGGCAGCGGTTCACGTGCTGCGCTTCCTCGTCGCGGGTGGGCTCCTTGCCCACGTACTTCTCCAGCTCGGCGCGCAGGCGCTCGATCTCGCACCACGGGCAGGTGTGGGTGTGCTCGGAGTCGACGAGCCAGTCAGCGTGCTTGCTGGCCTGGCACTGCTGCGGGTTCATCACCTCGTAGGCGTCCAACTGCTCGCGCAGTTCTGCCGCCTCGGCAGCCGTGTCCGGCGTCGGCTCGCAGTCACCGTCGTGTCGGGCGGGGCGCTGGCAGGTATAGCCGGGGCCGAGGTCGCTACCGCAGGTTTCGGCGCGGGCCGACCGCCGCTCCAGCTCGGCTTCGGCGTCGAGCAGGCGGCGCACGACCAGGGCCATCCGCTCGCCCATCCAGCCGTGGAGGTTCCCGCAGAAGATGTCCTCGCCGGCCTCGTGGTCGTGGGTCCGGCAGTCCTTCACCGTGTGGCCCAGCCGGAGCAGGAAGTCGGGCCCGGCCGGCCGGGCGGTGTCGCCGATCAGATCGGCGAGCGCCGCGCGGTTCTCCGGCGACAGGGGCTCGTAGGCGGCGGCCGCGCGGGCCGCGATCTCGGTCAGACGGTCAGCCACGGCGGGCCTCCGTCCGGAGGGCGGCGGCGATCTCGTGCGCCTGCTCGTCCAGGTAGCGCATGTAGTCACGCGCCTCTGCGGCGGCCCGGAACGACCGAACACGGCGTGCACCGTCGAGCCGCCACTTCACCCGCCATCGGCCGTTCTCACGCACCCGCCGGATAGCCGTAATCCGGCCAGGCTTGGCGGCCTTCGCGACGTCGTACTGGCCGATGCCCCACGCGATCGCGTGGCAGGCCCACAGGAACGACGAGGTGTAGTCGTGGAAGTCCCACTCCCAGACGTCCGAGAACTCGAACCCGCGGTGCGCGAACTCCTCCAGCACATTGCGCGCGTGGCGCTCGTCGCTCAGATCCTCGTCCAGCACCCAGGTGCGGAGAGCCTTGCCGGTGCCGGCCGGAACGCCCTCCCACCGGGCGGACTCCACGAAGTGCTCGACGACCAGCTGCCGGAACAGATCCTCGGAGTAGACCTGCACCGACCGGCGGCCGCCCTCCGTTTTCTCCGCCCAGTAGTGCGCATTGATGCCCAACCGGCGGTCGGCGCGGAAGAACTCGAACATGTCACGGGTCCGGCTGAACATGTAGCCGTCGATGTCCCCACGGATCGCGAGGGAGCCGGGCCAGGTGACGATGTCGAACCAGAACTCGGAAGACCGCGGCGCCATGAACCGCAGGTGCCGATACAGCCCGTCATCGTGCAGCACGGTCATCTCGTGGTTCGCCGTGTCGCGGGCGAACCGCTCGCCGACGGCGAGCTGGCGCTCGTCCGCGCTCACCCACGAAATGCGGGTCGGCAGTGGGCGGTTGCGGAGAGCCTGCGGCGCACCCATCAGCGCGGCGCCCTCGGCTGCGGTCAGTGACTCTTCCTGAACAGTCATCGGGCATCGTCCTTGGGGGTGTAGTGGCGGCGGTTCGGGGCGTCGTGGCGGGTGAGGACGCCTTCGCGGGTGAGGCGCTTGAGGTCGTCACGCCAGGTCTTGCGCAGCGGCACATCCAGGCCAGCCGCGCGGTACGTGCGGGCCACGCGCTTGGCGGTCCACTCACCGCCCTCGGTCTGGATGGCGTCCGCCAGGACCAGGCGGCGGGAAACATCGGCGAGGCTCATGAGTCCTCCGGGTTCAGGCCGAGGGCGTCGAGGAGTTCGGCCTCGTCGTCGGGGCCTGCGGCGAGGCGCTCGACGAGGCGGCGGGCAGCGGCCTGCTCGGCGGGGGTGTTGTCGCGCAGCGGCACCGAGTGGCCACGCGGCCGCCTCGCCTGCGCACTGATCCCGGAGGTACGGCGGATCACGCGCCCACCTCCCGGCCCCGGCACTGCGGGCACAGGTCCCGGCCACGCGTCGACCAGCCGTGCACCCGGTAGGCGATGGACCGCAGGGCGGCGATCGTGCGGACGCCGTCCGGGGCCGGAAGTTCTCGAGCGCACCGCGTGCCGCGGTACACGCCCTCGCAGCGCAGCTTGATCGTGACGATCGCGCTCACCGGCCACCGCCCTTCGGCAGCTCCCGGGTGGAGGCCAGGCCCTCGAGAAAACCCGCCAGCATCGCGGGCGTCGCCGAGTGATTCGCCTTCAGCAGCAGCCAGTCAGCCTCGACGTCACAGCCCGACTCCGCCCGGTTGCGGCCGCTCGCGTACGCGAGGAGAAACGTGACCGGATCGTCGCCAGCCTCGGCGCGCGACGCAGCCAGGTCGAATGCGGCATCAGCAGTACGGGTGCTCATCACGCGCCCGCCTTCCGGGCCGGCGCGAGGATGCCGCGCAGCTTGCCGATGGCCGGCTGCGCGAGGGCAGTGGTGGCCTGCTGCGTCAGGGCGTACGGCACGGGGCCAGCGCAGGCGCAGTCCGGGGACGCGGGCCACCGGCACGGCGCCGGGTGCTCCGGTTCCTGCGGGTCCGGGCCGGGAGCGGTGTTGTGAGCGTGCTGGGCCTCGGCGATCGCCCGCCACCGGCCGCAGGCGTCCTCCACCTCGGCCAGGGCCGTCTCGCTGTCCGCGTTGGTGATGGCGGCCGCGGCCAGCTCGTCCAGGAAGTCGACGCGGTCCGCGGCGTCCATCAGCCGGGCCCACGGCAGCGCGGGCGGGTACTCGTCCGCAGCGCCGCCAGCCGTACGCGCCTCGGCCTGCGCCTGCTCCAGCAGCTCCGTCAGCTTGGCGACCCGGCCCCGCAGCCACCTCAACTCAGCGGTCACGAGCGGGAAGGCGCGGGCGAGGTCCACCTCGGGCGACGGCTCATCGCCGCGCGAGGCCACGATCGACGCGGCCACCGCGTCCAACTCCGAGGGCGCCGGCGCCACGTCCAGCCCCGCCTCGTGGGCAGCGGCCCCTGCGCAGATCGGCGCGTCCAGCTCGGCAGGTGAGATCGTCATGCCGACACCTCGCCAACCACCGGAGCGGCCAGGCACCCGTACGGCGTGCAGCCCGGCACCACGTGCGCCGAGTCCGCGTTCAGGTCGTACATGTCGTGCGCCTGCGCGGCCAGTTCCCCGGCTTTGTCCTGCTGCCGCTGCACCCACTCGGCGTCCTTGTGCATGCGCCAGGCGCGGAACGGGACGCCGTGCCAAACCCCGGACGCCGCCGTCTTGAAGGGGGACTCGGTGGCGGTCCGGCTGGTGGTGACGTGCGCACCAATCCAGCGAGCGAAGACGGCGACGTCGGCGGGGGACGCCAAGTTCAGATCCACCTCGCCGCCGTAACGGCTGACCATGACCGACTGCGGCACGACCGGCGCGGCCGCGATGATCTGCTCAGCGACGCTCAGCGCCGCGAGGTACGAGGACCGCGGGTCAACGCCCGCCTGGTCCGGAGAGATAGGGTTGGTGCTCACGGGGAGCCTCATTTCTGGTTGTGAGGCGAGCCGTTCAGGGGTCGCGCCGGGGTCCAGCCGGTTGCGACCCCGACTCGCGTCAGGGGTACGGAAGTTCAGGCGGCGGGCTTGGTCTCGCCGAGCGGCCGGACCTCGTACAGGGCGGCGATCTCGCGCAGGTGCCGGAGAGTGAAGCTGATCCGGCCACCCGCGCTGCTGTGGGGAAACTGCCTCGCGGACGCCTTGTCACGGAGCGTGCGGGGCTTGATGGGCAGCAGGCCCTGCTCGTAGACCTCTTCCGGCGAGTAGTGCACCTGCTCGGCAAGAGCGTCCGCCGGGGCCGTGATGCCGCCACGGGGGGCGGTGGGGCGCCGCTTTCTCGTGGCCGTCGTCGTCACGTCGTCATCTCCTTGTGCGTGATGGCTTCCTTCGGCACGCGCATGGCCTGTGCGATTGCCTCCACCCGGTGCTCCGCCGTCGCCCGGATCTGCCCCCGCTCCAGGCGGGACAGGTAGCCGCGGTTGAGGCCAGTTCGGAGGGAGAGCGCGCGGATGCTCAGTTGCTGAGCCTCTCGGATCGCCCGTATGGCGCTGCCGTTCGGTGTCACGTTCAGAGATTAAGCATTGGACTACACGTTCTGCAAGCGGTCTGGCCCGTTTCATGCTCAGAAACTGAACATAGGTCGGTAGTCACTCCCCATGTCGTGCGCCCCTGGCGTCCCGAATGCAACCCGTTTGCGCCCCGCACGCTCAGTAATGGCAGGTCAAAAGGCTCAGAGCCGCCTATGTGGTTGCACAGGAATGAGGCATGATGAGTACCCATGGAGCGAGACTGGACACGACTCGGAGCGGCACTGAAGGTCGCCCGTGAGGCGTGCGGCTACACCCAGGGCGCCGTCGCCGAGATGATCGGTGTGAAGCGCGGCACGATGCGCAACATCGAGCGCGGCGAAATCTCCCGCGTCACCCCCACTGTTCGTGCCTACGCCCGAGTTGTCGGTTGGGATGACGGCTCCGTCGACGCGGTCCTGGCCGGCGGGGAGCCGACCCAGGCAACGGATCAAGCCGCGGCGGAACGCGACATTGCCGCGGCGGAGAATCTGGCCACGGAGCCCCCGGAGGAGTTGCCGCTGCGCATTCAGGCCGCACTGCGCGAGGGGCCGCTCATTGACACGGCTGTGATCAATCTGCCCGGCGATGACGACGGGCCGGAGGGGCAGATGGTGGTCATCGTGAAGGGACGCAACGGCGCAACCCCTGATCAGTTGAGGCGTGCACTGCTGCGTTGGGAAGAAGCCGAAGTCAAACTCCGACGCACAGACAGCACCAACACGACCGATCAGGACTGAAAGTTTCGCTGTCCCCTCCACTTGTGCACGCACCGTGTGGTTGCATGGTCAACCAGTGACGAAGGTGCCGCCGCTTCGGTTGCTGTTGCTGTTGGAGGGAACCGGTGCGGGTAGAAGTTCGATGCGTCAAGAGCATGCCCCTGAACGTCTGCGCGTGGCTCGTCCAGCGCGGCGCGACGTGGGTGCTGTACATCACCGAGCAGGTTCTCACGTGGCTCGATGGGAAGATCCCCGGAGCTGAGTGCGCCGCCATCGTGCCCAACTGGCGCGTTCTCCCCGGGCAGTAGAGGGGTGGGGCATGGCCTACGCGGAAAAGCGCGTCAGCACGGCCAAGGGCAGCAAGGGCAAAGTCTCCTGGCGAGCCCGGTACAAAAAGCCGGACGGGACCTGGGGGAGTGAGCCCGGATTCCCGACGAAGCGCACCGCCGAGCAGTGGGGCGACGAGCAGGAGTCTGCGATCCGCTCCGGCCGGTGGGTCGACCCGGACTTGCAGCGGAAGGCGTTCGGCGTCTGGGCGCGGGAGTGGATGCGGGCGAAGCCGAAGCGCGGCGCCACCATCGACAAGCGATGGAATCTCCTCCAGCAGCACATCCTGCCGAAGTGGGAGCACACCCCGCTGATCGCCGTCAACTGGTTCGACGTCGACGCCTGGCAGCAGGGGCTGGCCTGTGACGAGGACACCACTGCGGGCCACTGTGTCAGCCTGATGTCGTCCATCCTCACGGGCGCAGTCGACGCGAAGCACCTCACAGTGAACCCGCTCTTCGGCCGGCGCCGGACGCGCGCGACCGGGTCGACGCCCGCCGCGACGAAGTCGAAGGTGAAGAAGACCCCCGAGGAGAGCTGGGCGCCGCCGGAGGTCGTCCTCCAGATCGCCGAACGCCTCGGCCCCGTGAACGGCCTGCACATGCTCACGGCCGCGTTCACCGGCCTGGGCTGGGGGGAGGGCGCCGCGCTGCACCGGCGGAACACCCTCCTCGTCCGGCAGCAGCCGTACGACGGCGGCGTGTTCACGTGCCCCATCATCCGCGTGGATCGGGAGGTGGGGGAGCTGGCCGAGTACACGGGCCGTGACGCGGACGGCAAGCGCACTGGGCTCGTGCTTCAGTTGGAGCCGCCGAAGAACAAGAAGCGGGCCCGGGACATCGACGTGCCGCCGTTCCTCGCGCGTCTGCTGCGTCACCACCTCGACGACTGGCCGCACGACCAGGTGTTCTGTACGCCGAATGGGAAGTTCTGGCGGCGCAGCAACTTCGGGCGCAGCGTCCTGCGGCCCGCGGCCGACGGGCGGGACGCGCTCCCCACGGTGAAGGGGCACAAGGCGCGACCAAAGTGGGAGCCCATCATGCAAGGGCTCACGGTGCGGGACCTGCGCCACACCCACGACACCTACCAGGACCAGATCGGGGTGAAGGCCGCGTGCGCCTTCGAGCAGGCCGGCCACGCGCGGCCCGGGATCAAGGCGGTGTACCAGCACCCGACTCCGGCCATGCGGCAGGAACGGCTGGACGGGCTGGAGGAGATTTTCCAGCGCGCGATGCGTAACCTTGGACTGCGGACCCTGTGGGGTCGGGTGGATCTCGTGAAGCGGAGCGCTCCCAAAGATGATCTCCCGGAAATCTCCCAGATGATCACCCAGGAGCGGGGCATCGCGGCTTAGCCGCAGGTCAGCTGATCGGGGAGCGATCGATATACCTGCTCTTACAAAGCAGATGTCACAGGTTCAAATCCTGTTGTGCCCACCAGTCAAAAGACCCCCTATCGATCATGGTAGGGGGTCTTTGACATCTGCAATTGACATCAACGGCTGTGATCAGTCGGAGGCAGGCCGCCGCTTCAGCAGCCGGTCCATGTGGCTCACGGCCTCACGCTGCGTGTCCTGCACGACGTGCGTGTACGTGTTCATCGTGATCGCGATCTGGCTGTGCCCCAAGATCTCCATCACCACCCGGGGAGCGACGCCGGCCGCGGTGAGCAGCGTGGCGCAGCCGTGCCGGGCGTCGTGCAAGCGGATCACCCGGAGGCCGGCGTTCTTCGCAACGCGAGTGAACGACCGGTACACATTCCGCGGCTCGATCGGCCGACCCGTGCGAGTCGTGAAGACGTACCCAGTCTCCACCCAGCTCGCGGCCCGCTCTCGCATGCTGGCCTGCCTCATGCGCTGCCACCGAAGCGGCGCGATGCACATGACGGGCAGCGGAAGGGTCTGACGACGCCGACGGCCCTTGGGATCATCGTCGTACGCTTCCCCGCCAACCCGCTGCCGCTGTTTCCGCACCCGGATCTCCCGTTTGTCGAGATCCACGTCCGTCCATCGAAGACCGACGATCTCACCTCTGCGGAAGCCGAGCGCGATGGCCAGTACGAAGGCCGCGTACAGCGGGTCGCGCCTGGAGGCCGAGAGGAACGCCAACGTCTCGTCCAGAGACCACGGGGAGAGATCGCGAGATTCCGGCGACGGTGGTTCGACGAGCGTGGCGACGTTCCGAGTGATCAATTCTTCCCGGCAGGCAGCCATGAGGGCGGTACGAAGTACCCGGTGGGATTCCTTGGCGGTGGCTGCCGACTTCTTCCGTTCCACCTGTTGAAGGAACCGACGCACGTCGCCGACGCTGAGCGATTCGAGACGCTTGGTGCCGAGCTTGGGCACCAGATAGAGCCGCACATGGGTCTCGTATTTCGCGTACGTCGTCCGCTTACGGCGAGGCTGGACGATGTTCTCCAGCCAGTACGGCAGCCATTCGGCGAGCTTGGCCGAGCGGGTGGGGACAGGGACGCCGCTGTCGACCTTGGCGAGGAGTTGGCGCCGCTTGGCGTCGCATTCGGCCCAGGTCTTGCCGTAGGCGAACTTGCGGGCGCGGGTGCCGTCAGGCTGGAGGACGTAGACGGCGGCTTGGTAGCGGCCGTCCTTGCGCTTGGTGATGGTGCCGGCGCCGTTGGGATTGCGCTTGCGCTGCTGCGACATCAGGCGGCCTCCTCGATCCGGTCGCGGATGTAGCCCTGCACTGCGTCTTCGGGGATGCGGCGAGCGCGGCCCTCGGTGATGGAGATGAGGCGCTTGGAACGGATCAGGTCGTAGACCTTCGAGCGGCCGAGCCTCAGCCGCACCATGACCTCCGGCACGGTCAGCAGCTGTCCAGGGGCGGTGGTCATGTCCAGTCATCTCCTTCTTTGGCTTCGAGTTCGGCGCGTGCTTCACGTGCGGTGTCGCGGTTGGCTTGGATGTCGCGGGCGATGGTGGCGGCAAGGGCCGACTCGCCGGGGGTGTGGCCGTGGCCGATGTACTGCCAGTCGGTCAGGACGAGGACGGTGTCCGGCTCCGGGGGTACGAGGCCCAGGGCTTCGCGCTCCTGGGTGGCGCGGAAGTCGGCGCGGGCCGTGCGCAGTTCGCCGAGGGTGGTCGAGTAGCAGCGGGACTTGGAGGAGAAGTGGCCGCGGAAGCCGAGCATGTGGGCCCAGGCCCATAGCCGGCGGTCCGGGTAGAGCGGATCCAGGGTCTTGCAGGCGGTGATCAGGCGTCGGGTGTGCTCGGGGACCTGGTGGCGGTCCAGTTCCGCGAGTTCGCCGATGCGCCGGTCCAAAGTGCCGGTCGTCTCCGCGGCCTTGGTCGCGTACTTCGCCACGTAGGAGGCCACCGCCTGTTCGGTGATGTCGGAGCCGTCGCCGAACGCCTTGACCGGCCGCACGTCCAGCTGCGTGCCCCAGCGGAAGGTCCGGGCGGGTTGATCCCCGGCTGCTGGGGCCGTGACCGAGGTGTAGGAGTGTGCGGCGGCGGCGTGGATCGCGTCGGTCAGCAGGTCGACGCTTGCCCAGGGCGGAGGCGGTGTTCCGGGCCCGTCCGGTCCGTCGATGCGGATCACCGCGTGGAAGTGGAGGGCGCCGCGCTTCTGGAACTCGGCGACCTTGCCGTACGAGAGGCGGGCCGATTCCTTGAGGTCGCGTTGGGTGAGGCCGGCACGGGCGGCCAGTTCGCGGCGGAGGCGGGTGGTGAAGCGTTGCCAGAGGTCGCCCGCGTGGTTGTTGAACAGGACGGCGGCGGCGTAGTCGTACGTCTCGGGAGCCAGCGCGGTGCCGAGCGCCGGATCGTCCGTCCGGTGTTGTGCGCCGCAGCGACAGGCGCCTCGGTCGGGCCGGTTGTGTACGGGGCCGAAGGAGGGCGCGGTGAGGGTGGTGAAGACGCGGGGGTGGTCTCGGACGGTGGCGGGGACGTCGCGGCGGTCGTCTCCGGCCAGGCCGGCGCGGATGAGGTGGTAGGTGTCCCCGGCGTAGGTCCAGGCGCAGGCGGGGCAGCGGGAAGCGCGGCGATTGCCGCAGGCGAGGCGGAGGCGCCCCCCGGGTTCGGACGCGGTCGAGTAGTGGTGCAGGGTCTCGCCCGACGTGCGGTCCTTGGTGAGGGTCCAGCCGGTGAGGTGGATGGGGTCGGAGCAGCCGCCGGTGCGTTGGATCTGGTCTGCCCAACGGACATAGTCGGGGGCCGAGGCCACCCTCAGCAGGTCGCCGAGGGTGGTCGGGTCGAGGAGCGCGTCAGGCACGGGCGACCTCCCGCGTACGCGGGTGCGGTCCGTCATGATGGGGGTTCCTTCCGGATTTGCGGTTCGGACGGAGGACGGCTCCCGGGCGGCGGAAACTTGGCGGTTGCAGCCGCCCGGGGGCCGGTCAGCGGTGCGTGCGCCCGGAGGCGAGCAGCGAGCGGAGGACGACCGCGCAGACCGCGACGGACACGCCGCTGATGGCGACCGCGAGGAGCATCGAGACCAGGACGGCGCCGACGACCAGGACCACGGCCGTACCGCCGCCGACGAGGGCGAGCGCGGTGCCGGGGGTGAGTTGAACCGCAGGGCGGGTCGAGGACTGAGCGACGGGAGCCGGCGCCGGGGTGGGCCGCACGAGGGCGGTCGGTTCGACGGTGGGAGGGATGACGAGTCCGGTGGGGGTCGGATTGGTCGGGACCTTGGGGCGGAACATGGCGGATCTCCCTTCCGTGGGCGTTACTTGACGACCGTGTTGATGGCGGGGGCCAGGAGGCTGTCGGCGAGGAGGTAGCCGCCGAGGAGGATCACGGCCACGAGCCACCAGGGCGGGCGGATGAGCTTGATGCCGAGGTAGCCGACGACGATCAGGGCGAGCCAGAGCGGGACGTCCATAGGGGTCTCCTCGGTCAGCGGACGGTGCAGCGGTGGGTGCGGGCGGCGAGCTGGGCGGCCGAACGGCTGGAGAAGTCGGCAGACCAGCCGCAGCGGTCGGCGGTGCAGACGGCGGCGTGCTTGGTGCGGCCGTGGCGGTCGCGGTAGGTGCCGATCTGTACGGGGCCGATCCGCATGACGGAGTGGAAGTGGTCGCGAGCGGGCATGGCGGTTCTCCTTGCTGGTCAGGTCAGTTGGGCGGCGATGGAATCGGCGAGCTGGGGCGGGACGCCGAGGCGGGCCCGCAGGGTGTCGGTGTCGATCTGGTCTCCGGTACGGGCGCGGTGTTCGTCGGCGACCTTGCGGGCGTGGGCGACGAGCGCGGCCGGTACGGGCGCAGGCGCGGGCGCCGGGCGGGGCGGTTCGGCGGGGGGTTCGGCCACGGGGAGGCTGGCGTCCATCTCGTGTGAAGTGGCCGCAGGTTCAGTGGCCGAGGCCGAGGCCGAGGCCGAATCCGGTACGGGAGCGGGTGCCGGTGTCACGTCGGCCCGCGGGGCGGAATCGGCGACTTCGGCCGCGCTCCGGGTGTGGGCCAGCAGGGTCCCGCCCAGGAAGGCGAGTGCCGGCCATCCGGCGATGCCGAAGCGGAGCCAGGCGGGCGGGTGCTGGAGGTCAAGGAATCCGGCCGTCGCGACGTTGGCGCCGAGCGAGGCCACCAGGGCGATCACGAACCAGCACCAGGCGAGCCGGGACGGCCCGTCATTGCGGAGCCGCCGCCAGGCCGCGACCAGCAGCAGGTCGACGCTGATCGGGTAGGCCCACGCCTTCCAGCCGTCCTGTCCGGCAGCGGCGGCCAGGTCGTGGAGGTGGGCGAAGGAGAGCGCTCCGGCGATGACGGCTTGTACGAGAACGGCGTCCGGGCGGATGCGTCCCATGACGGTTCTCCTTCCGGAATCTGGCATGGAGGGGGTAGGGACCTGGCGCGTTGAGGTGGCGCCGACCTTGGAGCGGGGGA